TGTTATCTGACTGGGGTCTGGTCTCTATTGTAGAGGCAGAACGTATCGAAGATATTGCTCCTCTCAATCAGATTAAAGTTCTCTCGTTTAAAGATAAAGACGAGTGGATTCTTGAGTCCAAGTATAACATTGGTCGTAAAAAAACCGAAGTATGACACAGGGGGGCTTGACGCCCCCTTTTTTTGTGCTATAATATGGAGGTGAACAGCAGTAGTCTGGACACACTAACCTCCATGCCATTCAGAGTATGTACAAAAAGAAAAAAGTACCTCAAGATCGAGAGTTTCCTATTGAGATCTTGAAAGTCGATGCTACAGACGGACCTGACTATCCGTTATTTGAATTCAAAGGGTTTGCATCTCGCCCTACTAATGAGATCAAGGCAACCACTGCAAACTACCCACGAAAAAGTGAGTTAATTCAGAGTAAGTTGGAGATGCTGCTGGCATCTACTGCCAACTTCATGTGGATGATATTTGGTTGGCCGATTAGTATTTTTGTTGATAGTGCTGGGAATGAATTCCAGTTTGACCATCGACATCTGCTTCGAGCGATGCTTCAAAACGGTTGGATTTATGCGCCAGTAGCACTGTATGAGCGCAAAGTCACTGGTGACGAAGTTCTCGATCAGTTGTCTGATGACAGTGCCATGTCTCTCATGGGACTTCGTGCTAATGCTACAGACAATAGTGAGAATGCGGGAGCTAAAGACTTCCATATCCTTCGACGATTGATGGAAGATGATGGTATTCCTATTACCAAGAAGAACGTAAACATTCTTCTCGATGCTTCTGGTGTACATCAGCGTTTCCCAAAAGGTGGACACAAAAGCACTATTGGTGGTATCCGAAACGCAATCACCGAAACAAAGGTGAAGTCTTTGCGAGTCTTCAATACTTCAAAAGAAGAAGTAAGGGAATGGATTGCAGCAAATGTTATGTTTGCAAAGAACAAAGCAGCTGCTGATGGTGTGATTTGCTATCACAAGGTTCTCGATGAAGGATTCTATTATCGATATGCTAACGATATCCTTCGTTGGACTTGGAAAGCATTTACCACTGGAACCATCGTCCGTGTTTGTGCATCCAGTTTTGCACTCTGTGAACATCAGATTGAAGCAGAACGTCAAGAAATGATTGATACTATTAAGGACATCCTTGATAACACTATCAACTGGTATATTTCTTACGCCGAGGATTTGTTCAAAGGTCTTGGTCTTAAACTCCCCAGAGTTGAACTTGCAAAACTGCCTTTGGAACTCTACTGGATTCCTCAAATTGAAGGTGAGACTGAAGCAATTCGTGTTGATCTGTGAAGATAGTGGGGTTTTCAACACCCCACTTTTTTTATGTGCTCTTATAATTAGTAGTGTAGAAGGTGTGGGACTACGGTCCCCCTTTTACGCCAAAGGATGCCTTCGGGGTCCACACAAAAACACTCGCTAACTATAGGAGTTACTCATGAACAAGTACGCATGGGATGTATATTCCCCTCACTTTGTTGGGCTCGATGAAATCTTTCATCGCCTAGATAGTATGTCCTCCCACAATACTAACTACCCGCCCTACAATCTAATCAAGCATGACAACAGTAAGTTTACTATTGAAATTGCTCTGGCAGGATTTAAACCAGAGGAGATTGAAGTCTCTACAGAATCAAACATTCTCAAAGTTGCCACAAAAGATGCAAAGAGAGATCCTGATGTCCAGTATCTCCACCGTGGAGTATCGAAACGATCCTTTAGTAATACGTGGCAGCTCTCGGACGATCTTGAGGTCAAAAGTGTTTCGTTCGTAGATGGGTTGTTGGTAGTTGAGTTAAACAAATATATCCCAGAACACCAGCGAAAGATTGTTTATGATATCTCTGGCACAAAAGAGTTGTTACTAGAATAAAGACCTATGAATTTAACACCTGCTCCACCAGCACCAGTGCAAACACCCGAGAATCCACAGGCACCGCCCCCTGAAACGCCAGGTACGCCAGGACCCCCACCTACATAAATAATTTCATATCGTCGCCGCACGGGGGCAACTGGCAAAATCCAGTTGACGCCCCCATTTTTTTGTGGTAAAATTAAGTCGTTCAATATTTTTCTATTATGGCAAACGCTATTGTTGTATTGGCAGGCACTGGTGAGCGTGTCATCACCGACCTTCAGGAAGTGCGTGAAGGAGACAAGGAAGATGGCAAGCCCATTTGTCTCATCATGATTCGTCCTTATACTTTGCAACTGGAACCAGCTGATCCTAGTGCCCCAGGTGGTCAGGAAGTTCAGGTTCGTTTCAATAAGTGGCTTCCATACTCTACTGACACCCAGTTCAAGATCCCATTCTCTGCTCTGACCTGCGTTGGTCAAGTAGACCCTGGTCTCGAAGATGCATATGTGCAGACCGTTGCTCAAGCAGTTGCTGCAGAACAAGCACAAGTAGAAGCATCTGCCGCTGCAGCAGCAGAGACTGGTTTCGTTCCTTCCGAGGAGGTGCCTGATGCTGAAACTGCTTCGGTTTGATGGTCACTGGTTGATCAGTGAAGTTGAAGAGATCCCTGGCGTTGAGTTCGGGGATCCTGATTGTGTGCTAAAATACCCCTGTGAGGTGAAGGAGGACGGTCTCACGTCCTTCCCACCCTTTTCCGATGACCGTGAGTTGGCGGTCAGGTCTTCAGACATCACTCTGATTGCTGAACCTGATGGCAAAACCGCATCGCTTTACTACGAAATGAAATCTGAATGAAGTTCTACACCAGTGTTGAACAAACGGGCAACACTATCCTAGTCCGTGGTTACGATCACGGACAACGTTTTGAAGATCGAGTCAAGTTCAATCCTACACTGTTCCTCCCTTCCCAGAAGAAGGAGAGTTGGAAAACTCTAGACGGTAGGAACGTCCGCCCTGTTAAGCAGGGCACTATCAATGACGCAAAGCAGTTCATTGAGACGCATAAAGAACTGCCTGACTATGAAGTCTGTGGTCAGACTCGCTTTCTGAACCAGTATATCTTCGATACGTATCCAGATGAAGATATGAAGTGGGACATGAACCAGCTTCGTATCTTCACCCTTGACATTGAGACGGGTGCCGAGAACGGTTTCCCTGACATTGAGTCTGCTGACCAAGAAATCCTTCTGATCAGCATCAAAGACTCCACAACGGGCAAGATCACAGTGTATGGTTCACGTCCCTTCATGAACACAGAGAAGGACGTGCAATACCTACAGTTCCAGACCGAAGAAGGTCTGCTGAAAGCATTCATTCACGACTGGCACTCTGACTGCCCTGACGTGATCACTGGATGGAACGTACAGCTGTTCGATATGCCGTATATTGTTCGCCGTATAGAGCGTATCCTTGGTGAGAAAGAAGCAAAGCTTCTCTCGCCATGGAAGAACATTTATCCACGTAGGATCTTTATCAAGGGTCGTGAGCAACTTGCTTATGACATCACTGGTGTAGCAACACTAGACTATCTTGAGTTGTATCGTAAGTTTACTTACACCAACCAAGAGTCTTATCGTCTAGATCATATTGCATTCGTAGAACTAGGTCAGAAGAAACTAGACCACAGTGAGTACGATACCTTCCGAGAGTTCTATACAAATGATTGGCAGAAGTTTGTAGAGTACAACATCATTGACGTTCGCCTGGTTGACAGGTTGGATGACAAGATGAAACTCCTAGAACTTGCTATCACCATGGCATACGATGCCAAAGTGAACTTTGAGGATGTGTACTCACAGGTTCGTATGTGGGATAACATCATCTACGTGTATCTTGCACGTCAGAACATTGCTATCCCACCTAAACGTCAGTCGCACAAAGATAATAAGTATGCTGGTGCATACGTGAAGGAACCAGTGCCAGGCATCTATGACTGGGTGGTCAGCTTTGACCTTAACTCACTGTATCCTCACCTGATTATGCAGTACAACCTGTCTCCAGAGACCCTCCTACCCCGTCGTCACCCCAACGCAAACGTCGAGAGACTACTTGCCCAAGAGGTCGATACAAGCGCCCTGGAGGGGGTCACACTGTGTGCTAACGGCACCATGTATGACACTAGAGAGCAGGGTTTCCTGCCCAAACTGATGGAGAAGATCTATCAAGAACGAACCATCTATAAGAAGAAGATGCTTGCTGCCAAGCAGCAGTATGAGAAGACTCCTACCGTCGCGTTGCAGAAGGAAATCTCCCGCTGTAACAACATCCAGATGGCAAGGAAGATCCAACTCAACTCCGCTTATGGTGCTATCGGTAACGAACACTTCCGATACTATCGTCTGGAGATTGCAGAAGCGATTACAACGTCAGGTCAGTTGTCTATCCGTTGGATCAGTGACAAGACCAATGCATATCTAAACAAGATTCTGAAGACAAATGACATTGATTACGTTATTGCTTGCGACACCGATTCTATGTACCTTAACTTGGGTCCTCTGGTGCAAGAGGTATTCAAGGGACGAGAGGCAGATGATGAAGTCATTGTTGGGTTCCTTAACAAGGTGTGTGAGGTGGAATTTGAGAAGTTTATTGAAGGTTCTTACCAAGAGCTCGCCACTTATGTTCGGGCATACGCGCAGAAGATGAAGATGAAGCGGGAGAACATCGCTTCCAAAGGAATCTGGACTGCCAAGAAACGCTATATCCTCAATGTCTGGGACAGCGAGGGTGTGCGTTACTCTGAACCCAAGATGAAAATCTGTGGTATGGAGACGGCACGTTCATCTACTCCTGCGTTCTTCCGAGACAAACTTCTTAAGGCATACACCATCATTATCAATGGCACCAATGATGATGTTATTGACTTCATTGACCAGGTAAGAGAGGAGACAAAGAAGCAAGACTATCAAGACATTGCTTTCCCTAGAGGTGTGAACAATCTCCAGAAGTATAGTTCTCGTGCTAACATCTATGAGAAGGGTACACCCATTCACGTTCGTGGTGCTTTGTTGTATAATTGGTACTTGAAGAAGCACAAGGTAGAGCACAAACATGCTCGCATCCAAGAGGGAGAGAAGATCAAGTTCTTGTATCTCAAGGAACCTAATCCCATCATGGAGAATACTATCTCTTTCATTGGGCGATTACCTGAAGAGTTCAATCTTGAAAAGTATATCGATCACAAATTGCAGTTCGAGAAGTCTTTCTATGAACCTCTCAAGAACGTGCTAAACTGTATCGGTTGGGACTCCGAGAAAACTATTTCACTACTATCATTCTTTTGATTATGGATTTTTTATCATCCGTCCTGAAGGACACTAAAAATGAGTTTGCTTCTCGTGCATCTGACGGCATCGCTGCTGGTGATGTTGAAACTTTTGTTGATACTGGTAGTTATATCTTTAATGCCCTTGTTAGTGGTTCGATTTTTGGAGGTATTCCTTCCAACAAAATCACTGCCTTGGCAGGAGAATCAGGCACGGGAAAGACTTTCTTTTGCCTCTCTGTCGTTCGCTCTTTCCTTGATGCTGACCCTGACGCTGGCGTCTTATATTTTGAAACCGAGTCTGCCATTAGTAAGCAGATGATCGAGAGTCGTGGCATCGATGCCAAGCGTATGGTCATCTTCCCTGTCAATACAGTGGAGGAGTTCAGGACCCAGGCAGTCAGGATCATCGACAAATATATGGAAACGCCCAAAGAGGATCGCAAACCCCTGATGTTTGTGTTAGACTCTCTTGGTATGCTAGCCACCAATAAAGAGGTTGAGGATGCGTCGAACGACAAGAACGTTCGCGACATGACCAAGGCGCAACTTATTAAGTCTTGCTTCAGAATCCTTACACTCAAGCTTGGTAAGGCTAATATACCTATGTTGGTTACCAATCACACCTATGATGTCGTCGGCGCTTACGTTCCTACAAAGGAAATGGGAGGAGGAAGTGGTCTCAAATATTCCGCCTCTACAATCGTTTATCTCGGAAAGAAAAAGGAGAAAGATGGAACGGTACTCATCGGAAACATTATCAAATGCGAGGCTAAAAAGTCTCGTCTGACCCGAGAGGGTTCCAAGATTGAAACAAGACTGTTCTTTGATGAACGTGGTCTGGAACAACACTATGGATTGCTTGAGCTCGGTGAGGCAGCAGGTCTGTGGAAGAATGTTGCTGGTCGATATGAAATCGGCGGCAAGAAAGTCTATGCCAAACAGATTCTGAAAGATCCCGAGCAGTATTTCACACCCGAAGTTCTTGCCGAACTAGATAAACAGGCACAGAAGACATTCTTGTACGGAGCAGACGATGACGGAGAAGCTTGAACTCTCAATTTTGAGGAACCTGCTTTGCAATGAGGAGTATTTTCGTAAGGTAGTCCCTTTCATCAAAGGTGAATACTTTCAAGAACAATCAGAGCGAGTCCTCTTTGAAGAGATTCAAGATTTTTCTAACAAGTATGATAAGTATCCGACTAAAGAAGTCCTAATTATCAACCTCAATCAACGCAATGACCTTACTGAAGAGACTTTTAAGGCGAGTGTTTCGCAACTCAATTCACTTTCTCAAGAATATATTGAGACGAAGTGGTTGGTTGACGCGACGGAGAAGTGGTGTCAGGAGAGGGCAGTCTACAACGCCCTCCTTGAATCTATCAAAATCGCAGAGGGAAGCGGTGAACAGAAAGTATCAAAGGATGCGATCCCGAGTATCCTACAGCAGGCTCTCGCAGTATCGTTTGATGAACACATCGGACACGACTACGTTGAGAATGTAAAAGAACGATACGACTATTATCATCTGGAAGAACATAAGATTCCATTTGACATTGAGAAGTTGAATACCATCACTAAAGGTGGTCTTCCTAACAAGACACTGAACATTGCACTCGCAGGCACAGGCGTAGGTAAGTCTTTGTTCATGTGTCACATGGCAGCATCCTGTTTATCCATTGGGTATAACGTTCTGTACATCACTCTAGAGATGGCAGAAGAAAAGATCGCTGAACGTATTGACGCTAACCTGTTGAACGTTAACATCAAAGATATTGGGGAGATGCCCCAAACAATCTTTGAGAATAGAGTCAATGAGATTGGAAGAAAGTCACAGGGTAAACTCATCATCAAAGAGTATCCCACTGCGTCAGCACATTCTGGTCACTTCAAAGCATTGTTGAGCGATCTTTCTCTCAAGAAAGACTTTCGCCCCAACATTATCTTCATTGACTATCTGAACATCTGTGCCTCATCTCGCTACAAGGGTCACATTGTCAATTCATATACCTATGTCAAAGCGATTGCAGAAGAGTTACGAGGTCTTGCTGTCGAGCACGACCTTCCTATTGTATCTGCTACTCAAACCACTCGTAGTGGTTTCGGCAATAGTGATGTCGATCTCACTGATACTAGTGAGTCTTTTGGTTTACCCGCTACTGCTGACCTTATGCTTGCTCTTATTTCTACTGAAGAGCTTGAGCAGTCAGGTCGCATCATGGTTAAGCAACTTAAAAATCGATATAATGATCTCACGTATTTCCGTCGTTTCACGGTGGGGATTGACAGGGCGAAGATGAAGTTGTATAATGTTGACGACTCGGAAGGAGAACTCACCGCTTCCGATGCTCCTGAAGAGGAGACCTTCGACCGCCTGGAGGACATCTCTGACAGGCAATCTAGACTAGACAAATTTTCTCAATTCGTAATCTAACATGACTATTGAATTCTCTCGCTATGAAGAGTTTGTATCGGCAGTTACGTCCGATGCTTCTACAAATTTTGTGGACCTTGCTGACCGCCTTGTTGAACTTGATCGAAAGGGTGCCAACATTGAGCGTCTTCTTACTGCTGGCGTTGGGATCAATGCTGAAGGTGGTGAATTCTTGGAGATCGTTAAGAAGATGGTGTTCCAAGGTAAACCCTTTAACGAGGACAACCGAGAGCACATGATTATTGAGTTGGGTGATCTGATGTGGTATGTTGCACAGGCAACTCAAGCACTTGGTGTTTCTTTTGAAGAAGTGATCGAGACCAACGTCAAGAAACTGGAGAAACGGTATCCTGGTGGACAGTTTGACATCTTCTATTCAGAGAATCGCGCATCGGATGATCGTTGATCCTGAAGAATTTATAAAGAGACCTGGTTTTGTGCGAGATTCCTGATAAAATACATACAGACGCATCCACCCTATGATCAATCTGCATGAGAAGTTCAACCACTATCTGCACACTGACAAGACACCCGATTGGAATGGCATCAAAGAAGCACTGATTGGGTATGGGTGGCGTGATGATGGTAGTAATATCATTGGATACTACCTCCTCACTAAAGAGCACAAGCACAACTACACTCTTGACAATGAATATCTTGGCAAAGAAGCTGCCTGACTTTTATACCTCCTCTAAATACTAGGGGAGGTATTTTGTATGGCAGAAAATATTAGTGCTGACGTTAATGAACTGCACTGTGCCTGGTATCTTAACGGTAAGTCGTGGACTGGTGGTCTGGATGCTACAGACAAGGCAGTTTATGATGATCGATACGCAAAGCTTTCCAAAAAACCTGATGAACTGAACGCTCGTGTTGCCCAGGCAGAAGTCATGGCAGAGAAGTTTCTAGAGTGGGCAGGAAAGAATGGTTACAGAGGAGTAGATAAGGTATATTGGACCGCTAAATCCTCGTTCAACTACAGAAGTTTGCCTGGTAAGTATACTTCTACTTACGTTGAGGAAAGTAAGAACAACCCCACTGATGTTCTAGTAAAGTTCAGATCGTCTACCAAGTATGACGACCCTTATCTAGGATTATCTGCTAAATCTTTGCTCAAAACACTGACTCAAGAGGCACCCGTGAAGAACCCAGGCATGGGTAAGATTGAAGACTTCATTGGTCAACCTGGTGTGTTCCAAAAGTTACTGGAAGAGGGTGTCAGTGCAGCACACAAGGAGTCTGGCATACCTTACTCTAATAAGTATCTGAATAAAGATAAAGTAAAAGCATTGAAAGATGATCCTGAATTTAAGGTCATCAATGAGAAGTATACCAAACAGATTCTTGGTGGGTGTAGAGACATTCTGAAGGATGCATTCACCAGAATGGGTGATATTGACATCAAAATGTATATCCTTGACGAGTTGCTGGATACAGATAAGTTACCCAAGTACGTTAAGGTGACTGGTAGATCTGACAAGACACTATCTGTGGTGCAAGCAACGGTAGATGACCCACTAGGCAATGCAAAGTTTGATGCACTGGTAAGAAAAAATAAACCACTCAAGTATGAGAACCTAGGTGGTAAAGATGGTTATACTATTGGTGTAAAAGCAGGTGAAAAACAGATTGTTCAGATTAGATTTAAGTTCTCTGGTACTCAACTAGCAACAGGACTGAAGATGAGTGTTGCTCCTTGGCCAGGTTCTATCGACAAGGGAGTAGATTCAGAGTAATGTCTAACATTAAACAGCTCAAACATCTAGAACACCTGGAAGATGAGATGCTGAACTACGGCGTCGATGGATGTAAGGCAGCAGTGTCCTTCCTGAAAGAACTTCGTAAGATGTTAGGTCATCAGGACTCACAAGGTTTTATGCAAACCAAGTGGGATGGTGCTCCATCTGTCATTTGTGGTACACATCCAGAGCATGGGTACTTCTTTGTTGGAACCAAGTCTGTGTTCAACAAAACAGAACCAAAAATCTGTGCATCAGAAGCAAAGATTGACATGCTGTACTCTGGTGACCTGGCAGAGAAATTAAAGTTCTCCTTAAAATACTTTAGTCAATTAGGTATCAAGGGTGTCGTGCAAGGAGACCTTTTGTTTACTAGTGATCTAAAAACAGAAACTGTGGAGGGGGAAAGGTTGTACACTTTCCGTCCAAATACTATTACATATGGTATACCTGTTGATCATCCTATTGGCAGAGCAGCAAGAGCTGCTAAAATAGGAGTGGTATTCCATACACATTACACTGGAAGTATCTTGTCGGAGATGCAGGCAAGAGCGGGTGCTGATGTTACTGGTTCTGCTGATGCATTGGTAATCAAGAATGATACACCAATGGATCGAGTTGGATTTACCCAGCAAGAATTACAACGCTTCGACAACCATGTACAAAAAATCGAACGCATGTGTTCACTTGCTGGTGATTTTCTTGACGATCTTGTTTCCAATATGGGTAGCACTGGGGATGCGAAGTTTCACATCTCCACCTACATCAAACAATTTTTCAACTCCGAGGTTAGAACTGGGACACAGATTACGAACGTGGACGAAACGGTCAATGCCCTGGTAAACTTCTACGATGAGAAGATGCAGAAGGAGTTGGCAAAGATCAAGACAGTTGCTAACAGAACCAAGAAGTGTGCGTTGGTGTATAAGAGTGAGAATTATCTCCTAGATAATGTCTACAAGTTTAAGGCAATGATTGCTCTGTACAAAGAGCTTCAAACTCTTAAGCAAATGGTTATAGATAAACTAGACCACCTGGAAGAGTTCAGAACCTATGTCCAGACAGAGAATGGATATAAGGTGACGACACCTGAAGGATATGTTATGCACAAAGATGGCAGCATGATTAAGTTTGTCAATCGCTTTGAGTTTGCATTCAATAACTTCACGATACAAAAGCAATGGCGTTAAACTGCAAGACCTGCTACTTCACGTTTGGCAGATTCCAACCACCTACTACAGGACATAAAGATAACTTTGACGGAGTGAAACGTGCCGCAGGAAGACATGATTATCGCATTTATATTTCTCAATCCCACGACGCTAAAGGAAAGAATCCCCTCTCACCTGATCGTAAATTATTCTACATGGAAAAGATGTTCCCAGAGCATAAGGGTAAAATCTTTTCGGGTCCTAAACAACCCGTGGAGATCTTACAGGACCTTATGATGGCAGGGTATAATGAGGTAGTGTTCCTTGTGGGTTCTGATAGAGTCAACGCCATGCAGTTCCTCCATAAATACAACGGAACCGAATTTTCTTTTCGTAAGATTGAGATCAAATCTTCAGGCAGCAGAGATGCTGATGGAGATACCTTTGCTATTTCAGGAACGAAGATGCGACGAGCAGCATTTGCTGGTGACTTCAAAACATTTAGATCTGGTATCCCCAGAGCACTGAATGACCGTGATTGTAGAGCAATGATGATGGAAATCAAAGGAGCACTACCAGCTAATTTTAAATGAAAGACTTCAAAAAGTTACGCGAGCAGGCAGTCCGACAGCAGCATAGACAGACGGATACGTTTGCTGAAGGTGATGTTATATTCAATGCTTTGACTGGACAGAAAGGTGTTATACATAGATCAGGCGTCAACTATGTCATCGCAATCACCGAGTCTGGTGAGATGTTTAGAGCGTGGGTGAAAGACATCCGTGCTTTGCAAGTAGTTGATACGATAAATAAAGAAAGGAAAAGTAGTATCTTCAACAATGGAAAGACAGAAACCAGTCAATAGTGTGCAGCATAATGATGCCTATTCAGAGGCACTTATGGATTCCTATACAAAGTGGATGGGTGGAGCAGGATTCCAACAGTCCACACTAGAGGAAGCAACTGCTATCCCTGCACCAGAGAAGAAAGAACTAGGAGCTCCTGGTCCTGCTGGTGGTGCTGATGCATCTACTTCAATCCCCGAACTTCAGAAGAAAGGTGGTGAGGATGACTTTGCAACGAAGGACCCTAAAGCAAATGCAGGTGCTCCTGATCCTGCTACCGATCTACGTACTGGCAGTGGTGTCAAACAGTCTCACGGAGCGGAAATTAAAGACACCACGAAGGTGGTTGCCCGCGAGGAAACCTGCTCTTATTGTGGAGGAAAAGGGTGCTCCAAGTGTCAGAAGGAAGATAAGGCTTCTATGAAGAAAGAAGAAGCTGTTTCTGAAGCAAAGAGAGGTCTATACGCTAACATCCATGCAAAGAGAAAGCGCGGCGAAGCACCCGCAAAACCAGGTTCGGAAGACTATCCTGCAAAGGACGCTTTCAAGAAGAGCGCAAGAACAGCAAAGAAGGAAGAGGTATCGTTTGAACTCGATGGCGAAACTTTCATCTTTGAAAGAGAAGTCGAAGTAGTCGAAGAAGGCAGCATGAAGCAGGCACGTAAGAATGTCGGCGCTTCTACCTGCTGGAAAGGTTACAAGGCAAAGGGCACCAAGATGAAAGGTGGCAAGTCTGTTCCTAACTGTGTCAAGGAAGAAGAGATTCAAGAGAAGAAACTCGATCCCGTAGGCAAGGAAGACAAGGACATCGACAACGATGGCGATCACGATAAGTCTGACAAGTATCTTCTAGCACGTCGCAAGAAGGTCTCCAAGATCATCAACACCAAGAAGAAGATGAAGGAGCAGGCAGAACTTCGTAAGGAGATCGAAGAAGAAAAAAAGTGAAGGGTGCTCACGTCGAAGTGATGCCTGAAATTAAAGACGGCGCTGCTGAAGACAAGGAGCACAATAAGAAGAATAAGAAGTACATTCTTAAGGCATTGAAAAGTCAGCGTAAGGCAGACTAAATATTTGGGTATACTATGCCCCTAAAATCATGCTAGCATTCTTACTTCCATTAGCATCAAAGATTATCACTGATGCTGTCGCAAAGATTCCCGACAACGAAGAGCTCGGAGAAAAGTTGATCGATATCTGCCTAGTTATCCTAGGTAAAGCAGTCAAACTAACCAAGACTGACATGGATGATCAGCTTCTAGAAGCAGTTACCGCAGCAATTAAAGCTCGCGAAGAGTGATCATTACTAGGGGGAGGCAGTGTGCCTCTCCCTTTTTTTATAAATATATTCAGACAAACATAGACCTGGTATTCTCATGTCCTTATACGGAAAGGATGATAGCAATGCGAACAAAGCTAAAGCAGGCATTGGCATCGCTGCATCATCGCAAGCAAAGCAAACAATTTTTATTGACGACACCGAAGCAGCACTCGCGGAGAACAAAGCTCGCGGTCTGAATGCTCCTGGTTGGTGGTCCTACTACACCTATACTGACTGTGAAGGTAACACCCGTCATAAGGCAGAAATGCTTGTAACTATCGCTGATCCTGAAGCGAACTCTAGCGAGACTCAATCTGATGACAGTGTAGCAGCAGACGAGGCTGTACTCATCACCATCAATACCCAACCTGCTACTCAAGCAGTTGCTGTTGGTGATCCTCTTGCTCTGTCGGTTGCCGCTATCTCCACACCTCCTGGTGATGCTTCTGCTATGCAGTATCAGTGGCAGAAACTATCTGCTGCAGGACGCTGGGCAAACATCGGTGCTAATCAACCCACCTATGATGTTGATCCTTATGCTGTGGAGAATGCTGGTTCTTACAGAGTCAAGCTCACCTCTACCAATGGTGCTCCAGAAGTCATCTCTGCTACCGCTGTAGTAACTACTGCAGAATGATATAGATGAAGTTCGATGAGTTGAACCAGGATAACTGGTTGATGTTTGCTATACGTAATTATAATAACCCGAACTCTGTTACGTTTGACGACTTCAAAAAAGATCTAAATAAGATTAAGTGCGTCAAACGTTTATTTCGTCGTTATGAAATGCACGGTGAGTTGAAGGTTCATCTCATCCTAAACCACATTATCGTCATGTACAATGTATTTGATGATGCTGCTACGCCTCTATTGTTCTATAAGATAGAGGCGAAACACTGGTCCACATTGAAAGCATTCATGTTGGTCCTCAATCGTTTACCTGAAACACTCAACACCGACGTTGATCAAGAATGTCTGAAGAATCTAAATCTACTGTGAATGAAATGATGGCAGGTAATGGCGCTGCTTTGTCAATGCCACCTGCGTTCGTCTTTGTTAACCCAAAGTCTCACCGTAGATATAAGAAAGCAAATCAAGACAAGGTAGACGGTCGCACTAAAGGTGCAAAACAAATGCTCTCTCGTATACAGTCCCGCAAGAAAATGAAAGAAGAACTAGAAGCACAAATTGTAGAAGCAGCTCCTTCCGAAACAGAAAGAGCGCAGAAGCAAATCGGTCAGATGAAAAAACTGAACCGTGCCAAGGATCTACAGAAGAAGCGTGACGAAGCGAAGAAAAAGATGCAGTCCAAGACGAAAGAAATGGACGTTTTGATGAAGGCACGTATGTCTGACTTCAAAAAGAAAGCATCTGATCAGACCAAGAAACTTAAGAAAGAAGAAACTGAAGTGACTAAAGAAATTATGACTGAATCTGCTGCACAAATGGACGCCCTGGACGTTGCACTACAGGTTGCAACCTCCGAACTCAATCCTTCGGGCGAAGCATCCTTTGCCAAGATTACATTTGGTGATGGATCTGAACAGAACCTGGACAATTTTTCAGCGAAGCGTATCGCTGCTTGTTATGCACAGCTGCCTGATGAGCAACAGACCCAGTTCCGCTACATGCTGAACAAAGATGCTGCTACTTATCAGTCTGCCCTTGACTTTGCTATCCGCAACGTCTGATAGGGAAACACCATGGCATTTGGTCTGGGCAAGCTTGCTGTCCTAGAGTCAAAGTTATCTATCTACGAAGATTTATCCAAGGAAATGTTGGATAAACTTGAGAGAGCTGTAGGTACTATCTCTGACAATAGTAACAAGATCGCTATCATTCTCGAACGCCATGAGAATAGACTGGACGAGAGTGAGAGAACTGATGATCTCATCATCAAAATGATTGATGAGTTAAAGCAACAGGAAGAAAAGAATCATCAGATCCTGCATGATAGGATCGATCGTATTCAAAAGAAAGTTGATGCCAACCAGAAGTTTGTTGTGGGTGCAGGTGCTGTGCTCGCAACGCTTGTGGCAGTTATGCAGGTGGTCCCACCAATGGTCAAGTTATTGACTCCAGATGCCAATGCTGGTACAATGGGTACAACAGTAATTGGTATGGTGAATGAGTTACCTGGACAGCAAGTACGTCAGTTTAGTTAGTCCTCAACTCCAGAGATTTACCAAGAAGAAGGAGCACCTGTATAACTTCAGGTGTCCTTATTGTGGTGACAGTAAAAAGAAGAAGAACCTAGCGCGTGGGTACATCTTCCGTGTAAAGAATGACTATGTATACAAGTGCCACAACTGTGGTGTGGGTAGGACGTTTACTAACTTCCTGAAGGATCAGAACCCTGGTCTGCACAGTCAATATCTCATGGAGAGATACCGTGATGGTCTTACTGGTAAGGGTACACAGACACCAGAACCAAAGTTTGATTTCAAAAAACCTGTATTCAAAACATCAACTGGTTTACAGAAGATTTCCGAGCTAAATAACTCTCACCCAGCGCGACAATATCTAGAGCAACGAAAAATTAAAGATCTCGATTACTTCTTATACGCACCTAAATTTAAGGAGTGGACTAACGAACAGACGCCTACATTTGATGACATGAGAGGCGATGGTCCACGTATTATTCTGCCATTGTACACAGCAGATAAAGTAATGTTTGGTTTCCAAGGGAGGTCACTCTCACCTAGAACCAAGTTGCGATACATTACTATCATACTTGACGAATCGCAACCTAAAATCTTTGGTCTTGATAGAATTGATTTTAATGAAAGAGTATACATCACAGAAGGACCCTTTGACAGCACGTTCCTTCGCAATTCGATTGCTATGTGTGGAAGTGACGTTCATGTCCCTGATGGGACTATTGACGATTGCTGCTATGTCTATGATAATGAACCCCGCAACCCACAAATCGTCCAGCGAATCAGCAATTCAATCGATAGAGGCGACTCCGTAGTTATCTGGCCAACGACTGTTAAACAAAAGGACATTAACGACATGTACCTTGCTGGACATGACGTGCAAACTATGGTAGAATCTAATACCTACCGTGGATTAGAAGCGAAACTTAAACTGAACACATGGAAGAAAGTATGAGCATCAACGTAAAGAAGCGAGACGGATCGGTTGAAAGCCTCAACCTTGAGAAGATTCATAAGATGGTGGAAGAGGCATGTAAAGGTCTCGGTGGGGTGTCTGCTAGTCAGGTAGAGATGAACTCTGGCATCCAGTTCTTTGATGGTATCACCACTGAACAGATCCAAGAGATTCTTGTGCGTTCTGCTAGTGACTTGATCGACCTGGATCATCCTAACTATCAGTTTGTTGCTGCTCGTTTGCTTCTGTTCTCCCTACGCAAGGAAGCATTCCATAAGAACATCTGGAAGGAAGGTATGCCTTCGGTGTTTGATGTTGCTGCCTATAATGCTACAGTTAATAAAGTATATGACGAAGAAATCCTAGATAAGTATAGCGATGAAGATTGGATCAAGGTCAATTCCTGGATTGATCATGATCGTGACTACTTGTTTACTTACGCTGGTCTTCGTCAGGTCACCGATAAGTACCTTGTGCAAGATAGAAGTAGTGGTGAAGTCTATGAGACTCCACAATACATGTACATGCTTATTGCACTGACTCTATTCGCTGAATATCCATTAGCAACTAGACTCGATTATGTCAGAAGATACTACGACGCAATCAGCAAGCACAAAATCAACATTCCCACACCTATCATGGCAGGAGTGCGAACTCCACTTCGACAATTTGCTAGCTGTGTTCTTGTTGATTCTGATGACACCCTCGATAGCATCTTTAGTTCTGATATGGCTATCGGCAGATATGTTGCACAAAGGGCGGGCATCGGTATCAACGCAGGCAGAATCCGTGGCGTCAACAGTAAGATCCGAGGTGGAGAAGTCGCGCACACGGGTGTTATTCCATTCCTCAAAAAGTTTGAGAGCACTGTCCGATGCTGCACTCAAAATGGCATTCGAGGTGGAAGCGCGACTGTCCACTTCCCAATCTGGCACCAAGAAATCGAAGACATCATTGTCCTAAAGAATAATAAAGGAACGCAGGACAATCGTGTTCGTAAACTAGACTACAGTATCCAGATTAGTAAACTGTTCTATGAACGTTTCATCCAAGACGGAGAGATCAGTCTCTTCTCACCTCACGATGTACCAGGTCTTTATGATGCTTTTGGTACTCCTGGGTTTGATGATCTCTATACAAGTTATGAATCTGATGGATCTATTCCACGCAAAACTATCGGTGCTCAAGAACTTATTCTTGATCTCTTGAAGGAGCGAGCAGAGACTGGTCGTGTTTACCTCATGAACATTGACCACTGCAACAGTCATAGTTCTTTCCTGGACAAGGTTAACATGTCTAACCTGTGTCAGGAGATCACTCTACCAACTGACCCCATCCAGCATATCGATGGCGAGGGTGAGATTGCTCTGTGTATTCTGTCTGCTATCAACGTAGGTAAACTGAAGACACTGGATGACATTGAACCCCTTTGTGATCTTGCTGTTCGTGGTCTGGAAGAACTGATCGACTACCAGGAGTACCCTGTCAAAGCGGCGAGAGAGTCCACACTCAATCGTAGGTCACTGGGCATCGGATACATCGGTCTAGCGCACTTCCTGGCGAAGCAGGGGCACTCTTACGACTCTCCTGAAGCAGTGAAAGCAGTCCATGATCTGACGGAAGCATTCCAGTATTATCTTCTGAAGTCTTCTAACCAGATTGCTAAAGAGAAAGGTGCGTGTGGATACTTTGATCGTACCAAGTATTCTCATGGCATTCTTCCTATCGATACATATAAAAAGGACGTTGACGAACTAGTACCACATGACCTTTCACTTGATTGGGGAACTCTACGGGAAGCGATCAGACAGCATGGATTACGACATTCAACACTGTCTGCTCAAATGCCATCAGAGAGCAGTTCCGTTGTGTCAAACGCAACAAATGGAATCGAGCCACCTAGAGGGTATCTGTCCGTTAAGAAGAGCAAGAAGGGACCGCTTAAACAGATCGTACCGCAATACCAGACTCTTAAGAACAATTATACCCTTCTGTGGGATATGCCTAACAACACTGGGTATATTAATATTGTTGCTGTGATGCAGAAGTTCTTTGACCAGGCAATTTCTGGTAACTGGAGCTACAATCCACTGAATTACCCCAACAATGAGATCCCAGTTTCGGTCATGGCACAGGATTTCTTGACTACATACAAGTACGGTTGGAAAACTTCATACTATCAAAACACCTATGATGTAAAAGAAGACGACGACAAAGAAGAAGAGAAGAAACAGAGCATCGAAGACCTGCTTACCCAAATTCTAGAAACCGAGGAAGAAGATTGTGACAGTTGCAAAATTTAGAGTCAACGACGACATGCCAAAGAAATCTGTAGACGGCATGACTGTATTCAATACCAATACAGTCAATGCATTGAAGCAACCAATGTTTTTTGGTGCCCCTCTAGGAGTACAACGTTATGATCAATTCAAGTATCCTATCTTTGAGAAACTTACTCAACAGCAACTGGGATACTTCTGGAGACCAGAAGAAGTATCACTTCAGAAGGACCGTGCTGACTACCAGACGCTTCGTCCAGAGCAGAAGCATATCTTCACCTCCAATCTTAAGTACCAGATCCTCTTGGATTCTGTACAAGGGCGTGGTCCTGGGATGGCTTTTAGCCCTTACTGTTCACTACCCGAGCTTGAGGGTGCCATGAACATCTGGCAGACTATGGAGATGATTCATAGTCGCTCCTACACATACATCATTAAGAATGTGTACCCAGATCCTACAGAAGTTCTTGACACTATCATCGACGATGAGAAGATCATTGAACGTGCTGCTAGTGTCACCAAGGCATACGATGACTTCATCAATGCTGCACAGGAGTATGGCACTGGTAACTGGTGGAAGGAAGACTGGAAAGATTCTCCTAGTGCTGAATGGACACTGCGTGACCTGAAGCGTAGACTCTATCGTGCAGTCATGAACGTGTACATCCTTGAGGGTATTCGTTTCTATGTTTCGTTCGCTTGCTCCTTTGCTTTCGGTGAACTCAAAGTCATGGAAGGCAATGCAAAGATCATCGGTCTGATTGCTCGTGATGAGTCACAGCACATGACCATCACCATGAACATGATCAAGAACTGGCAGAAGGGTGATGACCCTGACATGCTGAAGATCATTGAGGAAGAAGAGCAGAACGTTGTCCAGATGTTCCGTGACTGTGTAGAGGAAGAGAAGAACTGGGCAGAGTATCTGTTCAGAGACGGTAGCATGATTGGTTTGAATGACAAACTACTCAAGAATTATGTTGAGTGGGTTGCAAATCGTCGCATGAAGTCTATCAACATGAAGCCTGTCTTCAGTCAACCTATCTCTAACAATCCTCTCCCTTGGACAGAGCACTGGTTGAACTCCAAGACCATGCAGGTGGCACCACAGGAGACAGAGGTTGAGTCCTATGTTATTGGTGGTCTCAAGCAAGACGTTGGTGAAAAGACATTCTCTGGATTTAAACTATGACAAAAGAATGGTGCGCGGTTCATCACAAGAGTGATCCGCCCCAGTCACCATTTGCACCCCAGTGGGACTTTACTATTGGCGAAAAGCAAATTGATATTGACTGTGAAGAACTAACTAAAATTATTCTACAGAAAGAAGAAGAGATCAAATCCCAGTTTCCCGCCAGTAGTGACGGGAACACTGGTCTTGGTCCTAATAGTCTTACCTCTAGGTTCAGGCATTTTAATGTCTTGACCTGGGGGTTTCCTGCTACAGATCAGTTACATCAGGAGATCAAAAAGTTTCACCGACAATACTACCAAAGTATGTTCGGTGTATTCAAAGCTCCACCCAAGGTACGCATTAGATGCTGGGCAAATGTATTGAGGAAAGGAGAGAGGATCAAACAACATTGGCACTCTGTCCACCCACATACATACTTGGGAGGGCATCTAACTGTTGCCGCTGTAGACACCAAGACTATCTACACTCATCCATATGATAACATTGGTAGGAACTATGAGGCAGAGAATGTGCCAGGTAAACTGACACTATTCCCTAACTATCTTCCTCACTATACTACAGTTAATCAACAGGATAGTCCTAGAATTACTATTGCCTTTGATCTTACACAATTGGCTAACATCTTTACAGATGATGATGACCATACGCTTATACAATTATGAATCCTGATACTCCACTGCCTAAACCTATGCAGGCAGATCCAAAACAACCCAAGGCAGTCCAGAAGTATCTGGAAGTCATGAAACAAATTGATCGTAACGAACAGTATACGATCTATTGGTGGACCAGGATGAATGACGAGGAGCTAATGAAAGTTATGCAGAAGTTCTGCTGGGACAATAGTATTGACTACAACACTGTCAACTGGGGTAAGTTCTTGCGTGGTGAGAACATCCCTGGATATTGGGAGAACCAATCAGAGACATGAACATATTCTACAGGTGGTTACATGACAAAAGAACTTCCCGAATGGAAAAGGAGAGCACTATCGGATCCAAGCGTGAACGAAAAACAAGCGAAGATCATAATGGAGGGACCAAAGTGTCTGACCGACGCATGGTTCCTACAAGCAATGCGGTACAAATACCAGATCCGTGGTTATGAAAACTAGTAGTGCCAAAGCAAAGGGTAGGAACCTACAGAAGTGGGTTCGCCAGAAACTCATTGAGATGTTAGATGTTCACCCAGAGGACATTGAGTCTCGTAGCATGGGTGCTGGTGGTGAAGATCTTATCATGGCACGAGCAGCTAGACAAAAGTTCCCTCACTCGATAGAATGTAAGAACGTTGAGCGTCTCAATGTTTGGGACGCATACGAACAGGCATGTGAAAATTCTGGTGACTATGAACCTATCGTAGTCATGAAGAAGAACAGAAAGAAACCACTGATTGTGGTGGATGCTGAATATTTCATTGGTCTGTTCGAGAACAACAAATAAATATTTCATTGTGGTTTTTAATTATGCCAAGAGGAAGACTACTCAAGGTTGATGCACTGTCTCGTGTTCTTAAATTAAAAAAAGAAATCGGAGATGGTATGTATGACCACAAGAATGATGATTGGCGTTCAGGTGCTGATCACATGTTGAACCGTATGCTAGACATCCTCAATGAGTATTCTAACTGAAGAGCAAGAAAAAGAGCTTCGTGCTAGAATGATAAGAGCAAAAGTCGATATCCTTATGGAAGAACCTTGCCCTATCTACGAAGCGACAGAAGAAGACTGGGAAGACTTCTGGTACAACGAAGATAAATAAAAATCATTGAGGTATATTATGTTTAAGTATATTTTGTCAGGTCTGCTCTTCGGAGCAGCACATGGTATGACTGTGCCTGTAGCGGCGGAACCCACCAAGGGTTACCACACTATGGATTCTATGGGATGCATGATGCTACTAGAGTGTACCGACAATGTTAAACGAATCACAAGTATTCAAGATATTATCGATCGCTATCCCGACAGTGATTATGATGCTGTTGCTCGTGAGTTTAATGACATCATCGCCTCTTTTAATAGGGTCGGAGTTAAGGTCTTTCTAGCAGATACAAAATACTTTCCACCAGGACACCGAGGTGTCTATCATACTGTAGGTAATAACTTCTTCTTGAATGATGCTTTCATGCATCGTCAAAGCACACTTATGAGTGTCACTAGACATGAAGGGTGGCACGCTGCACAGGATTGCATGGCGGGTACTATCAAGAATAGTATGATCGCTATTATCAAACCTGAAGAGGCAGTTCCTACGATCTGGCGCACACTTGCTGAACGTACCTATCCTAAAAATGCAGTGCCTTGGGAAGCAGAAGCATCCTGGGCAGGTCGCACTGAAGGTATGACTGCTAAAGCATTGGATGCCTGTGCTACTGGTGAGATGTGGAAAGTGTATCCACCCACACCACTGACAGGGCAATGGCTAAAAGAAAATGGTTACCTTGCAGACTAAATAAAAGTGCCTCAACTATTCCAGACATGGCAGAAACTCCTGTAAAGGAAGTGCCAGAGAAGAAGGAAAAGTTTGAATGGGCAGACGAAGGTCTGTCTGCATTGGTGCGTGTTATTATTCTTGGGTGGTCAGCAGCAATTCTTACACTTAATTATGTAACTGTTCCTGGCATTCCACAACGACAAATCGATCCGACATTTATAGCCAGCGTCTTCACAACGACTTTAGCTACGTTCGGAGTCCAAGCGTCTAAAAAGAAAGACGAAGATAAAGATAAAAAAGGTGAGGAAAAGAAAGATGCGAAAGGTGATTGATGCAGTGGCACTACTATCGGGACTAGTATCCCTCACGCTAGTAGGAACCACTGCTTATGTGTACTTGAATAGAGATTCGATTACTGAAGCTGCCATTGAGAAAGTCTCGAAGGCAGCGACTGATGCAGTGACTAAAGCACTGCCTGGTATTGTAGACAAAGCAATGCCTGAAGTAGAGAAACTTCCAAGTGCAACAGGTGGTGCTATCCCTCTACCCTGATGGATATCCCACAGATTACAACAGATAGCATTAGGATTCGTGACCTTGACATCGGTCCAATTAACATTTGGACTGCTCCAGAGGCACGAATCCCTAGTGTTCCTCCTATCTATCCAGTCACTAACATGATTGGTGTCCCTGTCGTGGACATGCCTGGCTGTGTGGAGGCACATGAACGTGATGACAACAATCAATTAGAGATTGACGATCCGAAAGGTGTAAAGGTGTACTGTGATGCAGGCACACCATCGTTCACTCCTATGGATTATAATAAGAACAAGTTGAAGCTTGAGCGTGAGACTCCAGTGCCACCTATTGGCAGTCCTCCAGAGCAGAAGACGCCAGAACCAGCAGCGACACCAAAGAAGACACCAGAAACAAATAAAGAAGTACCAAAGATAGAGTGTCCCACAAAGAAACAGGCGGCAGAAGAACCTGTCGGGCACATCTTCGATAGTGGTAGGAAAGAAATTACTGGATATAAACTAGTCGGCAATCAATGTATTCGTGAGGTACGTGATGTACCTATCATTGAACAAGCCATAAATGGATTACCCCCAGCGGGGACCGTAATCACCACTGGGGGTATTGCTGTAGTTGCTACTACATCTGCACTGATTGCTAAACCATTTGCTGACATCTTACTGAAGGTTATTAAACCTACAGTGAAGAAAGTCTTGAAGAAGGTTGCTACAATCAGGGGGAAACAAATGAAGATCTTGTCTGTAAAGGAGCGCCGAGAAGAGCAGCGGGATCGGAATCAAGCGATTGCAAAGCTTCGCGCTGTGAAGGCGAAGACGAAGAAGTAGAAGGGATCTTGTGTACGTGTGGAACCATGAAGTTCACACCAGATACTTGCACATCCTCACACACTTTGGCGTACCTAGTACCAGGAGCGAAGCGAATTCCCTCCTTTAATAACTGTCCACAATTTTTGAGCCTAGCGATCTCAAAATCTAATCTTTTATTAGCAGCGAGTTGTTGATTCAATTCGATCTGTGTTGCTGCTGCTTTCTTACATAGATCCTGTAGGTTTTTATCTGTTGGTGTACTCCATGTCATAGAGAAACCAAGACCTAAACTGTAGTTATCTTTCTGTCCAGTTCTAGTTTTTTTGTGGAAAAGAATGCGGCCAGGATTATCAATAATTCCGTCCCCAATTGCGTTTCCTTCGTCATCGAAGGCACCATTGTTATCACTGATATCATATACAGGATCATCATAATATGGCTCCCAAGGTTTGGAAGCTGATGCAGTCCCTGTTACATAGGGAGTAAAGTTTCTGGTGGGTCCTTGACATTGAATACCACCACCATAAGTGTTGGTAATGTAAGGACCTTGTAATACTTGAATTGCCTGATTAGTTACCGAGCCAGAGCTATTAGCGATTGGAGATGCTGTTGCACTCACACCGCCCACAGTTTCTGCACGAGCAGGGATTACACTTGCAAGTTGAGTTAGACATAGGATTACTGGGAGAAAATACTTGTTGTGTCGGTTACGCTTGTAACCTCTGTTGTTCTTTGGATAATCGTGTGATTTTGGAGTCCTGGTCCTGAATACGTTTCCGTAAACTGGAACGCTGCCCCTGGTGTTGTTTGTGTGAAAGTTGGTTTTGAACCCACGCCAGTCCATGTTGAATTCACTCCTTCAATTGATACAGAATTACTAGAAGTGCCAGGGGAAAGATTTCCACTAGCAGTTACGCCAGATCCAGTAGCAGAATATTGATATCCTGTACTATAATCCATGCTATTAATCGTCTCGGTTATTGTCTGTGTTGTCTCTGTGTGGCTCGTCATTGAGCCCTGTGTGAAGTTTGGGACAACGGGGACTGCCTGGGCGGTGGCACCTGTAAGCAGGATTACCACCGCACTCGTCGCAATATTCCAATAGGTCGATCCAGAAATCGTCATTACGAACGTCCTCAATCAATTACAGTGACCTCGGAGACAAATTGACCCACGGCACTTGTGCCAGCTCCACCAGCAGTTACGGTTAGTACACCTGCACTTGTTACAGTACCAGCAAGATCGCCAGCAGTTCCAGCTGTGTAAGAAGTAACCGAACCGAAGTTAGGAATCTGACCTACAGTAGCTGCACTAGTTGGAAGTGCATCACCTTGTGTATAAGATTGACTGAAACTAAATGCTGCCCCAGCGGTGTCTTGTGTTGCTGCAATAGTTCCTGGAGAATATACACCAGAGGTGATAGTACCAGCAGAAACTGTGTTTGCAGTCGAACCGTCCGTAGTATCAATATTTGAGCCAGAGATACTGAAGCTCGAACCGATTCTCGTGGCAGTAGAACGCGCTGCGTCTACGTTAAGTTGAACACTAGAAGAGTGTTTAGTAACAAGTCCACCAGCCATAGCAGGTGATGTCATCAGAAGCATTCCAAAAGCTGCAATTGCTTTTTTCATTTGATCTAAATTTTACCACTCAACTATTTAGCTTGACAGCTCATGTCTGTTGTGATACAATTATGACCAGTTGCTACTCAACTATGTCTGAAGACTGGCGCTACAGTGATGACCGTATGGATGCCCGTGCTAGGGTCTATGCTATCCTGCTCAAGAAATTTGGATCCGAGCTCAACCCAGATGGATCCCCTGTTCATAGTCAGAAAGGTATCATGGAGTGCTGTCATGACTGGGTGTCGCAAGGCAACGTGAGGTCAGATGGCATTGTGGCATACTACAAGGCATATTATGCACCAAAGACCCTTGACGCTGCATAAATAATCTGGTAACATGAATTCGTTATCGCTTCACACATGACGTATCCCGCTCCCTCTTACCTAGAAGACGATCCCTGGTTCGGACCTGCCTACTACAGTGAGAAGCAGGAGATTCTAAAAGCAAAACACGATCTCTGTGTAGCAGAAGAACTGCTGCTAGCAGAAGAAACCACTGGTGTTCCTTCTGACATTCACGAAAGAATGTATCAGATTGCCACTGGTGGTGGTAAAACTACTACTCAACTAGACCCCATGCCACAACTTGGTGGTGGATCAGAACAGATTCAATCTGGTCCTGGTGGTTGGATGTCTGGTACAGGATTCCAAAGAGTCACTGGTTGACAAACCTCCGACACTATGCTATAGTGTCTTTCATGTCTTGGTAGCTCAGCTGGATAGAGCAACTGTCTTCTAAACAGTCGGTCGCAGGTTCGAGTCCTGCCCAAGACGCCTCGGGAGATTGGCGCAGCGGTAGCGCGTCTCGTTTACACCGAGCAGGTCACTGGTTCGATCCCAGTATCTCCCATTGTGTTAAATCCTCATGAAAAAGAAACTTAAAAGACTTTTGCAGAAACCATTGCGCTTTCACCATCAGGATATACACGAAGAGTTAGCACTAATTAGAGTGGCGCTAGACAATGTTAAGTATCAGATGCAAGAATTGCGGGAAAGTATTAGAGAGTCATCCCTCCAAGACCAGGTGCTGCGGGTGCCCGAACCTTACGAGCATCCGTGGGACCAACATATCAGGGAAGGATCTGTCTCTGGTAGAGATTCTAACGAGTCCCCAGAAGCACAAGTCTACTCCGAATCTATCACCACAAGACTTGGTTTTTCAGGAGGAGAGGCGACAACGCAAGGTCCGACGAATTGACTTTGAGGAGCGTTGACTCCTCTAACGGGGTGTAGCTTAGCTTGGTAGAGCGCCCGCTTTGGGAGCGGGAGGTCGTAGGTTCAAATCCTATCACCCCGATTGGTACATCTATACCAACAATATTACAATGAAAATTTTTCTAGACACAGCAGACTTCGGTGCCATTCTTGAGAGATCTCGTACTGGTATCATCGCAGGCGTAACAACTAATCCTACACTTGTTCGTAAGCAAGGTGTGCCCTACCGAGATCTTATTGCACAGTTGTGTGATGAGTCCTTTGGGTTTGAATCTGTATCAGCAGAAGTCAATGGACATACAGCAGAAGAACTCCTAGAGGATGCCGAGAACTACATCGGTCTGGGTGAAGCAGTGACTATCAAACTTCCCCTTCACAAAGAGGGTCTGATTGCCTGCAAGGAACTCTCTGGTCGTGGCGTCAAGACTAATGTGACCCTGTGCTTCTCTGCTGCTCAAGCAGCGGTGACCGCTTTGTCAGGTGCCACATACATCTCCCCATTTGTGGGTCGGATGAACGATAATAGTTGCAGTGGCGTCGAACTGGTTCGTGCTATCTCTGGTCTTTACTGCACACAGGCACAGAAGACCCAGATTCTCGCTGCTTCTCTTCGTGATGTTCATCACGTTGCTCGCTGTCTCTTGTACGGTGCTCACGTAGTCACTCTACCTGTGTCAGTGTTTGATAAAATGTACAACCACGTTCTGACCGACGCTGGTCTAAATATTTTTGAACAGGATTTCGCCCAACTTTCTAAATGACATTCACCATCTATTCAAAGCACGGTTGCCGCTATTGTGAGCAGATCAGATTGCTTTTTGAATTGAATGAGTTCAAGTTTGTAGAGTATCGTTTAGGTAGAGACTTCACTGGTGCTGATTTCTATAGTTTGTTTGGGGAGGGAACAACTTTCCCACAAGTTCTTATGGACAAGAAGCACCTAGGTGGATGTACAGATACTATCAAGTATCTTCAAGAACAAAATATTTGTTGCAACGTATGAAACAAGTAGAAGAAATGCGTGAGGTTACCGAAGAAGAGTTCCAAGCTAACTTCGATAACTACATGGATCTGATTGAGAATCAGGGCGAGCACTTCCTAGTACGTCGCCCTGATGGCAGTGCAGTCATCGCAGCACCGATCACAGAAGAGATCGAACCACTGCTTGACATTATGCCTGACTTGCCCTATGATGATGACGTTCCTGGAGATCCCTCCTACTAATGAAAATCCTTCTTGAGCGTTTCCCCTACCGCTACGTCGAGTGTGGTACACTGGAAACCAACGGGATGCCCGACTTTCGTATTCAAAAAGCACACGAGTACACCAAGCGGTACTCTGACATGTACCTCTGTGACAATGCCATGCAAATGACTATTGCCATGGAGGACTTCGAGTATACGAAGTGGTTGGATCCCGAAACTGTCCCTTGTTACATCAAAGATAATGTCTCGTCTCGCTGAAGCAAAAGAACTAGTGCGCCAGGAACTGCTGGAAGCACTGCAGAACAAGAGTGGTGACTCTGTTCGTGATCTCTTTGAGATCTATGATAAACTGCGCTCCATGGCACCTATGGAAACTGGTATGGTTATTAACTTTCCCAGTGAGTACCCATCCTACGATGAGTCTAGTTACAACTTCCAGTTGCAGTCTGACTATCTGAATGCTACTAATGTAGAAACCTTTGGTGCAGCAGCTGCTGGTCCTGTTAACATTCCCTTCGGTGGTATCGGTGAGGATGTGCTAGACTTTGGTGGTGATACCGTCATCTCTGGTGCAGAAGGTACGGATACCATCACCTTCAATGATCCTTATCAAGTCAAGGATGATGAAGATGGTAACGACACCATTAGTCTTGGATAGACTCTAAACCTACCCTGGTGGAGTCATTATGACCCACGTCTCGGGACGACGCTAAAAGCGCCCTGGTCGGGATGGGTCCCAGACCCCTCGGGTTTCTTGCTTCTCCTCAAAAGCAAGTGGTGCGGGTGATTGTTGCCGCCTGGTTTCTTGTTTCCAGTGAAAGAACAAGTGGCGAGCCTAGGGAGAAGTAACGCTCTCCCACCCTGCGGATGTAGTTCAGCGGTAGAACGCTATCCTTCCAAGTTAGATGTCGTCGGTTCGATTCCGATCATCCGCTCTGGTGCAGAAAAAGTGTCACAAGGGTGTTGACTTTTGTAACTTTTCTGTGCTATATACCTACTGTCCAACAAATTTAGGAAAACAAACATGATCAAAACTGCTTTCGCTGCTGCCGCTGCAGCCGTCGCTTTCGCTGCTCCTGGTGCTGCCCTGGCAGGACCCTACGTTAACGTAGAGGCAAACTCTGGTTTCACTGGCTCGGACTACACTGGAACCACGACAGACGCTCACGTAGGCTACTCTGGATCCACTGGTCTGGTTGACTGGTACGTCCAAGGTGGAGCTAGCTACGTCAATCCTGATGGCGCTGCTGCTGACACCGTTCCTTCTGGTAAGGCTGGTGCATCCATCGCCGCCACCGAGTCTCTCTCCGTATATGGTGAGGTCTCCTTCGTGGGATCTGGCGACGATGACATTGATCGTGGTTACGGAACAAAACTGGGTGCTACCTGGTCCTTCTGATCCAAACCTGCTATAATACAGGGGTCTTCGGACCCCTTTTTTAATGCGCTACCTTCTCCACCCCCTCACGGTGATGAACCTACTGATCTGTGGATCTTTGGGAGTCATACAGTCACTGCATACACATGCACACCATACTATGGAACAAGATGTAGATAGTTATGTCACAGCGTTTCTCAAAACTAATCAAGAATTTTTGGAGAGCAAGTGTTACGACCTTGAGTAAGGTCCCTGAACGACACTACTTTCCAATCTTTATTATCATCTCACTGTACTTCGTTGTACCCTATAGTGAGTATGTGATGACTGCACTTGCATTACTATACTTCTTTGTATTTGAAAAGCAGGTGCGTCGTCTGGTAGAACTGATCCCCATCCCTCCCATGTATAAGATTGGTGGTTCAGTTGTGTTCTTCCTAGTCATGATAGATGACACCCTGTTCTACTTCGCTTTGATCGGTATCGCCTTCTGGTTGTCCCGTCAAGCAAGAAAACAAAATGTCATCGATCAGAAATAATTATCAGAGAGGGGCTTGACGCCCCTCTTTTTTTGCTATATACTATGTAACAGTTCTTTACATAAGTACAATGACCGTAACAACAAACGAATACGGACAAAACAATCTCTTTGCTAGAGAACCCCAGATGGTAGTCGAAGACTACAATCGCAAGGGTCTGTTCTCTCCTATGCAATACAAGGAGATGTACAATGGACGTTGGGCAATGGGAGGAATCGTTTCGGGCTTGATTTCTTACGCGATTACTGGTAAACTATTCTTTGGTATCTTCTGATATACATGAACCAGTTTTATATGTTCACCAAGGATTCGTGTGGTCCTTGTGGGTTGGTAAAGCGATACTTGAATGCTATCAAAGATGATCGCCTTGATCTAATTGAAGAGGTTCAGTTAGAAGACTTTAGTGATGAACCAATTCCACAAGAGAATCTCGACATTGCTAAATTATATGGTGTAACTGCTACGCCTGTTCTCGTTATTGCATCACCTAATGGTACGTTGCTTGAAAAGAAAACAGGAGGTATGGAGATCACACAAAACATTAGATCCTTGTTGAATCAATATGCCTAATCCGAATGCACTCTGGGAAGACATTCAGAAGCTCGACGATTTATACGAAGAACTTCTGTGGCATCCAGACGACGAACTACAATTCTCTCATGATGGAGAGAAGATTATTATCACAAACAAAACTTTGGAGAACAAAAAATGAAATTTGGATTCACACCTGAAGCAGAAATTCTGAACGCTCGTGCAGCAATGGTTGGTTTCGTTGCAGCAGTAGGTTCTTACCTGACCACTGGACAGATCATCCCAGGAGTATGGTGATGTTAGTCCTCGCACTGTCGATGTTTGCAGGGTTCATCTTTGCTGCTGTCCTGACGGGTGGTAGCATCGACGATGACGATGACCACGGTGGGGGCATGATGATCCCCGCCACCAACCCTATCTAATGAGTATTAATACTCTACTTTAAAGGCTTGACGGAAAACCGACCCTACGCTATAATAAATAGGTAAACAAATGTAAAGGACCTTTAAGGAGTCGTTACATTGTTTGCATAACTAACGTTCAAAACGCACTATTATGACTGCAACTCTTTCACGTAAAGGTTCGGTCAGCACTTGGGAATCCTTCTGCGAATGGGTCACCTCTACCAACAACCGTCTGTATGTCGGTTGGTTTGGTGTCCTGATGATCCCCACCCTGCTGGCTGCAACCATCTGCTTCATCGTCGCCTTTATCGCTGCTCCTCCTGTGGACATCGATGGCATCCGCGAACCAGTCGCTGGTTCTCTTCTCTATGGTAACAACATCATCTCTGGTGCTGTCGTTCCCTCGTCCAATGCTATTGGTCTTCACTTCTATCCCATCTGGGAAGCAGCATCTCTCGACGAGTGGCTGTACAACGGTGGTCCCTTCCAACTGGTTATCTTCCACTTCCTGATTGGCATCTATGCTTACATGGGTCGTGAGTGGGAACTCTCTTACCGCCTGGGTATGCGCCCCTGGATCTGCGTAGCATATTCTGCTCCAGTCGCTGCAGCATCTGCTGTATTCCTCGTCTATCCTTTCGGTCAAGGATCTTTCTCCGATGCTATGCCTCTTGGTATCTCTGGTACTTTTAACTATATGCTTGTGTTCCAAGCAGAGCACAACATCCTTATGCATCCGTTCCACATGCTCGGTGTTGCTGGGGTATTCGGTGGATCTCTTTTCTCTGCTATGCATGGAAGTCTGGTTACTTCTTCGCTGGTCCGTGAAACTACTGAAACCGAATCGCAAAACTATGGTTACAAGTTCGGTCAAGAAGAAGAAACCTACAACATCGTTGCTGCACACGGTTACTTCGGTCGTCTGATCTTCCAGTATGCTTCTTTCAACAATTCTCGCTCGCTGCATTTCTTCCTCGCAGCATGGCCAGTTGTGGGCATCTGGTTTACCGCCCTCGGCGTCAGCACCATGGCATTCAACCTCAACGGATTTAACTTCAATCAATCCATTGTTGAAAGTCAAGGTCGTGTTGTGAACACCTGGGCAGACGTTCTGAACCGTGCAGGTCTGGGTATGGAAGTCATGCATGAGCGTAACGCTCACAACTTCCCTCTCGATCTTGCTGCTGCAGAGTCTACTCCTGTTGCACTCACCGCACCTACTGTTGGTTGATCGGTTAGTATACACACACATTGGGGGTCATCCGACCCCCTTTTTTAGTCTTCATAGGTTAAATAAATGGTAACATCAACATTACAACAACCAAGGAGGGAATGGTTTGACATCCTTGATGACTGGCTTAAACGGGATCGCTTTGTCTTTGTGGGTTGGTCTGGATTACTTCTTTTTCCCACTGCTTATCTTGCAATTGGTGGCTGGCTTACTGGCACTACGTTTGTCACAAGCTGGTACACCCACGGACTTGCAAGTAGTTACCTGGAGGGTGCTAACTTCCTTACAGCGGCTGTGTCAACGCCTGCTGATGTTATGGGTCATTCTCTTCTTCTACTTTGGGGTCCTGAATCTCAAGGCGATTTCCAACGCTGGCTCCAGCTTGGGGGACTCTGGAATTTTGTGGCGCTCCACGGAGCCTTTGCTCTCATTGGTTTCATGCTTCGACAGTTTGAACTTGCTAGGTTAATTGGCATCCGTCCGTACAATGCGATTGCTTTCTCTGGTCCTATTGCTGTCTTCGTTAGTGTCTTTCTCATCTACCCTCTGGGTCAATCGAGTTGGTTTTTCGCTCCATCTTTTGGGGTCGCAGCAATCTTCCGATTCCTCCTCTTCCTTCAGGGATTCCACAACTGGACATTGAACCCCTTCCATATGATGGGTGTTGCTGGTATACTAGGGGGAGCATTACTGTCTGCAATCCATGGTGTCACTGTTGAGAACACACTCTACCAAGATGGCGAACAAGCAAATACTTTCAAGGCATTCGATTCGACTCAAGAAGAAGAAACTTATTCAATGGTTACAGCGAACCGCTTCTGGAGTCAGATCTTCGGCATTGCCTTTTCTAATAAGAGGTGGTTGCACTTTTTTATGCTTTTTGTTCCTGTTATGGGTCTTTGGACAAGTAGCATCGGCATTATTGGTCTTGCTCTTAATCTTCGGGCTTATGATTTCGTAAGTCAAGAGATCAGAGCATCGGAAGATCCCGAGTTCGAGACGTTCTACACCAAGAACATTCTGCTGAACGAAGGTCTACGTGCCTGGATGGCACCAGTGGATCAACCGCATGAGCAGTTTGTATTTCCCGAAGAGGTGTTGCCAAGAGGCAATGCTCTGTGATATACTAGGGGTCTTCGGACCCCTTTTTTAATGTCTTACGATCTGATCAAACCAAACGATCCTAGATACTTCACGCAGACCTGTGACAAACCATACGATAGGCATCGCTATAGGATTGTGTTCACCAATGGTCAGACAGAAATCTATGATGACTGGCAGGTAGCACACGCACGATGGTTCCAGTCTCCTGGTCAGTTCCTATCACATATGGAAGTGGTTGATGTTAAACCGAAGAAGAAAAGCAAGGGAGGTTTTGCATGATTGATTACAATACCATGGAGTTGTTCCCACTCTACATTCTTTCTGCATATGATGATGAGTTTGACAACACTGACTTCATGGAATACTTTCGGAAGTATAGAGACAAGTATCCATCCGAAACTGTGAGTAACATGGGTGGGTATCAGTCTGTGTCTGACATTCACCAGGACATTGACTTCATTCCTCTTGCCACTAGACTCTGGGAGATGATTAAACCATGTGCTGATGAGATTGCTGAACAGTTTTATCACAACGGGTTTCCTAATACATCATTGGAACTTGACAACATGTGGTTCAATATAAATGGACCAGGAAACTGGAACGTGACTCATACACATCCTCATTGTTTTTATTCTGGTGTGGTATGGATTGAAGCTCCTGAAGATTCTGGTGACCTGGTATTCCGATCCCCACATGAGCATCAGACCTATGGGTATGGAAGTAATGTACACTTCATTCAACCAGAGAAGGGTAGACTAGTTATGTTCCCCTCTCATCTTCTGCACATGGTGAAACCAAATGAAAGTGAAGAAGAACGCTACTCAATTTCATTCAATCTCAAAATTAAAAATCCTCAATGAAAATCGACATCTATACTATTCCTGGTTGCACTTACTGTGACAAGGTAAAGATCCTAATGAAACGTGCTAACCTAGAGTACAGTTCTTATGTGGTTGGGCAGGACATCCCGAGGGACACCATGATCAAGCAGTACCCCTTGGCAAAAGGGTATCCGTATGTTATTATAGATGGTGAACCAGTTGGAGGTCTTGCCCAAACAGCAAAGTATCTACTAGATCATGGTGTTGTTATCCCTCGTAAGAAAAATGGATGATCTCCAGATAAATAAAGGTGTGGAGTTAATGCTTCGTAGGAGGGCGAAAGCACCCCCGCCGCCGAGTGAGCGGGGAATCAAGATCAATCACAGTTTAGCTCTCCTAAAAAAAGTATTTCAATTTAAGATTGAATTTACCTGGAGGGAGGAGAGCACTACCTAACAGGAGAAGAGCCATGACGACTGCAGTAATCCTAACCTTTTCGACAATCCTAATGTTTCTGTTTGGAATTGTCGGCGGTCTAATCGGATGGACAGCAAACGATTTTCTTTATGCTTACATGAATACACGATCAAATCTTCCACAACATCCAGAAATGTATGATGATGAAGGTATGGTCGTCAACGAAGAACTCTTATCAGTACGTTTCGTAGACGAGGAGGATTCCGACGAGGATGGTTATTATTGATATGAATCAGGTTATGATTAGTAACCTGATGGCACAGATCAAACAAAGTGAATTGAATGAGAAACTGGTGAGACATATGGTGCTCACCAGTCTCCGTTCATACGAGAAACAATACGCCGAAGACTATGGTGAAGTTGTTTTAGCATACGATAGCAGACACTACTGGCGTAAGGACATCTTTCCTTTCTATAAAGCAAGTAGAAAGAAAGCAAGAGCAGAATCATCTCACAACTGGACAGCAATCTTTGAAGTCCTAAACAAAATTAGAGATGAGATTCGAGAATACTTTCCTTACAAGGTAGTAGAAGTCCACGGTGCCGAAGCAGATGATGTAATCTCTACATTGTGCAAGAACAAGGGACCGAAGGACAGGATTCTTATTTTATCTGGGGATAAGGATTTCATTCAATTGCAGAAATACCCAGGAGTAAGGCAGTACAATCCAATCACAAAGAGACCTGTGTCTCATGATGATCCTTGGCAATATATCAAGGAGCATGTGATGCGTGGGGACAAGTCAGATGGTATCCCTAACTTTCTATCTGATGATGATACGTTTGTTGTTGGTGTACGACAGAAACCTATCAGTCAAAAGAAAGTTGCCAAGTGGATCAACCAGGACCCAGCAGAGTTCTGTACTAGCACACAGCAACTGGCAAACTATCATCGCAATCAAAACTTGATTGACTTTGATTATGTTCCAGAAGAGATCGAGGAAAAAATTCTCGATGAATACAACTCCATAAATATCAGTGGAAAGAAAGTTCCCTTGGAATACTTCAAGGAACATCAACTGAATGATTTGTTGCAGGAATTCTTTTTTCGTAGTTCATCACCCTTTGATAAATGAAATTGTTAATCAATGAAGTGCTCCAGAAAGTGAGCAACGCGAAGACAAAACCAGAGAAGGTCAAACTTCTGAAGGAGTACAACACCAATGCACTTCGCTCGATTCTGATTGCAAACTTTGACGAGAGCATCGTCAGTCTGTTGCCACCAGGAGAGGTCCCCTACACCCCCAACGATGCCCCTGAAGGGACGGAGCACACAGTTCTGGAGAAAGAGTACCGCAAGCTCTATCTCTTCTTCAAGGGCGGTAGCAGCACCCTTAAGCAGTCCAAGCGAGAGGAACTGTTCATCCAAATGCTAGAGGGTTTGACTGAAGGAGAAGCAGAGGTTCTGGTTCTGATCAAAGACAAGAAACTTGGTAAGCGTTGGAAGATCACCAAGGCATGTGTGGAACAAGCGTTCCCCCAAATTCAGTGGGGGAGTCGCGCCTGATGGGGAAAGGAATTAAATACATCCACAAAGATTGTGACCCCACACTTTGTCAAGATCGTTCTCTACCATACACTGCATACATGGTAGAGTATTTGCAAGATGGTATGACCAAGTTTGATATCGTGACTGCCAGTAAGAGAGTAGACATCTTCGATCACTACTGGGACATGTATCGTAAAGACTTTGTTACAATGGTACAGACTGAAGGCAGAGCAAATCCCAAGCTGTGGGTGGATCCTAACGCACCAAAAGAGAAGAAATAATAAATGTAGCGGATGTTACAGTTGACATAAGATATATAGTAATGCTATACTATAGCAATCGTTCATCTTATGTTCAGCATCCTGCTGGCATTGACCCTTGCCCATCATGATGACGGCAACCCCTACGGGTGGCACATGTCGTGTGAAAGGTTCCTCCAACGTCGAGTGGAGATTCAATTAGATCCTCATCTTGATCTTCGATCGAAGATGAATATTATTGGATATCTCAAGACAAAGGTGGAAGGTCAATGCGACGGGTTGTATACATAGGACGCAAGTAAGTCGCGGAACGGAGCGTTCACCCCATGTTTGAATTACTTTTGTATTCATCGATGGCATGTCCAGATGCCGATGCTTTAATCCTTCGGATCCAAAAGCAAAAGCACCTGGAGTCAGAGGTTAGAATAGAACTGGTAGATACCGTTAAGGACTATGTACCAGAGTGTTTCGATGTTTGGGGCGCAAACGACTGAAGGAACGGGGCGACAATCCCATTCTTTTAGGAGACCTACAATGAACACCCTCACTCTCATCAAGAAGCAGATCCAGAAGGCAGCTGCACTGCACGATGCACAGATCACCGCTACCGCATATCGTGGTGTCGAGTATGATCAGCGTTGCGTAGAAAGCAAAGAAGCTCATGGTACATTCTGCTATCGTGGTCGCACCTACGTTAAGTGATCGTCATGCAAGCACTACAATTAGTTGGAGTAACATCCCTAGGTTGTGCAGCATTCATCGCATTACTTTACGGTGAGATCCTACTCCTGCAAAAACTGTAGGGGGAGAGATGCTGAAGATCAGACTTGAATATGATCTTCCAGACTATGACCCTGCCAAACACGATCCAGATAAAGTCTTTAGATTTTTGACTTATCGTGGTGTATCATATGCCAAGATGGTTTATCTAAAATCGCGAGGCAAGTCCAGCTGGAACGTGAAGCAATAAAACTCAATACGTTTGTGTGAAGGGAGGTCAAGTTACCTCTCTTTTTTTGTGCTAACACATCGATTATAGTAAAATCTGCTACCAAATTCTCTATATAGTACAGCATTACATGGAGGTGTGACATGAACCAAACCCCCTCTCTACATTATGTGTACAATCGACTTGGAGGTGGAAATGCATACACTACTGTCACGCAGTCAGTTGGATGAGTGGAGACATCTAGAAGAAACAATGGATGATCTAGCAATAGAGAACCAGAAACTAGATGACTACTACGAATGCCTGATTGAATGTGACGCGCTCAATCAAACAGAATGTAAGAGAATCTGCAGACGTATTCTTATGTAAGACTGGGGGGGTTGCAAACCCCCTTTTTTTATGCTACTATATAATTAAAGGGAGGTTTTATGGACAGAGAAAGACTCAAACTAATCCACAAGAATCTTAAATCTTTGCTTAACGCCCTGGAAGCAGAGATCTATTCAGACCCCGAAGCATACACCAGACAACCAGACGTGTCAGCTGCCTACGCTAGGTATGATGACGACGATGATGGCTATGCAGACTAACTAATCTATGATATAATATGAGGAAGCTATCAAAAGTCAGGCGACTAAAGAAAGCGATGAAAAACATCAACACAATGACTCCTGAAGAAATCAATTCGGGAGTCAGTGATTTATATGATGCAATGCTTGAAGAAGCACTAATTAAAAACGCACAAAAACAGAAAGGATTTGGGTATGACATCAGTGAATCTCGTAAGCGTAACTCCAGAAGCGGAGAAGACGATGGGGTACGTAGCGAGGGTGAGCAATCCAGCGAACCAGGAGAACCCGAAGGTAGCGGGACTCCTTAAGTATTGCGTACAGCATCAGCACTGGTCTGTCTTCGAGCAGGCATACATGACGCTTGAGATAAATACAACACGCGGTGTGGCAGCTCAAGTGCTGCGTCACCGTTCGTTCACATATCAAGAGTTTTCCCAACGCTATGCAGATTCATCTCTGCTAGGTGACACAATCCCACTACCTGAATTGCGTCGTCAGGATACAAAGAATCGACAGAACTCTATCGATGACATTGATCCTTTCACCAAGCAAGAGTTCCAGATCAAAATGCAACAGCACTTTGCCGCTGGTATGAAACTCTACAAAGAGATGCTCGATGCGTCAATCGCAAAGGAGTGTGCTCGTTTTGTACTCCCACTCGCCGTGCCCACAAAAATCTACATGACAGGATCATGTAGGTCATGGATCCATTACATTGATCTTCGCTCGGCACATGGTACACAGAAAGAACACATGGACATTGCAGAAGGCGCACGTAAAATCTTTATCGAACAATTCCCTACAGTATCTGAAGCACTTGGATGGTTATGAAACTACTTACACTTGAAGATTATGAAAAGGCAGGCGAAAACTTCTGGCCGAAGTATCGTTACGTTGCCACTGAACTTGGTTCAGATGCGAGAGCAGAAGATGTTCTCAAAGTTATGGAAGCAATCGGTGGGGTTGCTTTGAAGGTGGCACTAGAAGAGAAACTTACAGGACCATTTGGATTCAATAAAAAGGAGAAAGAAGATGCCGACGTATCCAGTAATTCATAAGGAGACTGGGGAGAAGAAAGAACTCTCCATGACAATGAAAGAGTATTGTGAATGGAAGGAAGCCAACCCCGAGTGGGATAAAGATTGGCAAGCAGGTGTCGCTGGTGTCGGTGAAGCTGGTCACTGGAAAAATAAGATGAGCAAGACTCATCCTGGATGGAACGACATCATGACTCGTGCATCTAAAGTCCCTGGTTCAACTATTGAGTGGTAAAATATGCCTAGAGCAAGAAAGCGTAATCAACCTGACATTAATGGTATGTCTACAAAACAAATGAAAAGGAAGAAACCAATTAATTCTTCCTACCTCCTCCCTATCGAACCTCTCACAGATAACCAACGGGTTATGTTTGAAGAGTATGGTAAGGGGCAAAACATCTATGCTTATGGGTGTGCTGGTACAGGTAAAACATTTGTTGCATTGTACCTTGCATTGCGCGATGTACTAGATGAGAACAGTCCATATGATAAAGTTTATATCGTTAGATCCCTGGTCGCAACGAGGGAGATCGGGTTTCTACCAGGAACCCATGAGGATAAAGCATCTCTGTATCAGATTCCTTACAAAAACATGGTGAAATACATGTTCGAGATGCCTGATGACAACAGCTTTGAGATGCTGTATGAAAATCTGAAGGCACAGGAAACTGTATCATTCTGGTCTACATCTTTCTTGCGTGGCACCACACTTGATAATGCTATTGTAATTATCGATGAGTGTCAGAATTTAAACTTCCACGAACTTGATTCAATCATGACACGCTGTGGTCAGGACACAAAGATCATGTTCTGTGGTGACGCTCGTCAGTCTGACTTGCAGAAGAGTAATGAACGCACAGGTATCGTTGACTTCCAACGTATCTTGCAGGACATGAGTGAGTTCTCTCTAGTTGAATACAACATTGAGGACATCGTTCGTTCTGGTCTAGTCAAATCTTATCTCATTAGCAAAATTAACCTGGGTCTTTAATGCATATCTTTAATCATGTGGGTGACATCTCGCCTATTGAAATGAACGCAGAGATGATTGATGGGAAGAGATACTATGTCACTCCTACAGGTGGGAAGTATCCTTCTATCACCACAGTGATTAGTAACAATGCAAAGAAGCAAGCAGGTCTTGCCAAGTGGAGAGCACGGGTAGGTAAAGATAAAGCGCAAGCGAAGACTACTCGTGCAGCAGGTAGAGGCACACGGTATCATAAACTAGTTGAGGACTTCATCAACAACGAACTTGATACCACGAAGTACAAGGACATGCCTCTACCATGGACGATGTTCCATTCTTCTCGTGAAATTCTTGAACGTATAAATAGGGTATACCTACAAGAGGCAGCATTATACTCTGACTATTTACAAATTGCAGGACGAGTGGACTGCATTGCAGAGTATGAAGGAGAACTTGCCATCATTGATTTCAAGACAGCAGAAGCACCAAAGAAGGAGCAATATCTTTACGACTATTTTGTACAAGAATGTGGCTACGCTTGTATGCTGCAGGAAGTATACGGTTTGTCGGTAAAGAAGTTGGTCACGATTGTTGCTTGTGAAAATGGTGACACTCAAGTGAAAGTGATGCCTCCTAAAAAAGAATATCTTATTAGGTTACAAGAGTACATCCGAGAATACCAGGAAAAATATGCTAGACAAACTGGAGGATAAATTTATGACCGCTGCGAAATTTTCGCAGGAAGTTGAGAAGATTGCCTTTGATAACTCAATGAACTACATTGATGCAATCGTTTTTTACTGTGAAACCCATGAGATCGAGATCGAATCGGTCCCCAAACTTATTAGCAAACCACTTAAGGAAAAACTTAAGTACGATGCACAGAAACTGAACTACATTAAGAAAACTAGTCGAGCAAAACTACTATTGGTATGAGTGATTTCTTTCAATCCGAGATGGTCCGAGGTGACCTACAAGAACTTGCCAAACTGCAAGAGTATTGCATGAAGGCAGCGATGACATTTCCTGCACTGTCTCCCGAGAGAAAGCTAGAATATTTCGATGTGTTACAGGAGATGATCGAGAAACAGAAAGTCTTTTATACTAGACTGAAGTTGTCCGATGATCCCGAGGCAACTGACATGGCAGAAAGCATTAAACAAGCTGCTGTCATGTTCGGGGCGTCCGAAAATGAGGACGCTGGTGTAGTGTTCGATGATCTGGTCGATAAGATCAAGGTCATGAGGGAAACACTACTGGCAGAAGGGTCTTGACCCTGCCTTCTGCCTGTGTTATAATTCGTTCGTGACAGGGGTCACACAAGCCACATCCAACATCCAAAACATCCATGTCTAATTTCGCAGAACTTAAGCGCAAGTCCCAGAGCAACTTTGATTTCCTTCAGAAGGAACTTCAGAAGTCCACCAATGCAAACAGCAGCGGCGACGAACGACTCTGGAAGCCCGCACTTGACGCTTCTGGCAACGGTTACGCAGTCATCCGTTTCCTGCCAGCTCCCGAGAACGAGTCTCTCCCCTGGGCAAAGCTCTACAACCACGCCTTCCAAGGTCCTGGTGGTTGGTTGATCGACAACTGCCCCACCACTAAAGGTGAGCAGTGCCCTGTCTGTGCCGCAAACAACAAACTGTGGAACAGCGGTGTCGAAAGCGACAAGGAGGTCGCCCGCCAACGCAAGCGTAAACTCTCCTACTACAGCAACATCTATGTTGTTCGTGACTCTGCTAACCCAGAGAACGAAGGCAAAGTGTTCCTGTACAAGTACGGCAAGAAGATCCATGACAAGATCCTTGCTGCAATGCAACCCGAGTTCGATGATGAGACCCCTGTCAATCCTTTTGATCTGTGGGAAGGTGCTAACTTCAAACTGAAGATCCGCACCGTTGCTGGTTACTGGAACTACGATGCTTCCGAGTTCGCTGCACCTACTGCATTGAGTGCAGACGATGACGAGATGGAACAACTCTGGAAGCAAGCACACAGTCTGGAAGCATTCACTGCTGCCGATCAATTCAAATCCTATGATGAGATCGAGAGCCGCATGGGTGCTGTGCTCGGCACCTCTCGCCCTGTCCAACAGGCACAGCAAGAGGAAGATGAGGATCCGATCCCTACCACTGGTGGGTTCAACGCTCCTGACATCACCCCGTCCGCACCTAGTGTCTCTACCAATGAGACCGACGACGACGATGCCCTCTCCTACTTTCAGAAACTCGCTGAAGAATGAGGTGGAACTATGAGAGGGTCTGCTTGACCCTCTTGGTTATCGCAACATATTATGCACTACTTTTCAAGTAGATACGGGGGGTCAAACCCCCGTTTTTTTGAGCTTATTTGAGATGTAGTCAGAAGATTTACCGTAGGCATTCTTGCCTCGGAACTCTTCGATAAATCTACTGATCAGATCGTTCCTTAATGTATAGATGGTTCTTCTGTTATCATTCTCTCTTTGCTCATGCTCGAAGGCAGTGATCGCTCTACTCACCGAGGATCCTGGGACTGATACTGTATTGGTGCCGTCGAAGTAAGTGAAAAAATCATTATAGAATTGACTAGAGACACGCAGACCTGGTTCTAGTACAGTTACGAATCTATCTACAGATGAGAGGTCAGTCTTGATCTTTTGATTGACTCTGATCTCCCGTGTTTCATAGTATAAGATTTCCGAATATGGATCATCATACTTTTCTTCAGCGTATTTTCTCAACACATTATCTGACATTGGCCAGTTAAATTGTGGATCGATAAGGTTGTTCACTAGAACAATGATCCAGTCATACTCTGCCTTGCCATGCATTCTGTATGCTACTTGATCTAGACGCTCACCATCCTCTACGGTAGTCTGATCGTACAGCAATGCAAAGTCAAACACATCAGGATTCAACTGAAATCTTCTGAAGAAATTCTTTGCTACGATGAAGTCTGAAGAAGTAAACGGATAGTTTACTGGCTTTGTATCGTATTGAATGTCTGGGATTGATCTGAAATACATTAGAAGCTTGCTCCTTCGCTAGCAATCTCTTGGGAGAAGATAAGTTTGAGTTCTTTGAATGTAATCTTGAGTTCGGTTGCAACTGGAGCACCACCCTTATACGCTGCCCAAGCACCATCAGGTGTGTGATTGATATCGACAGCAGTGATAGCACATGGTTTGTACTGTGTTATGTATTCATTTAGAGTTGCACCAGTCATGAAAGAAACTTGTACAATCTTTGGTAGAGTAATGAATCCTCCGTTGCCTGGTTTCTTGTCAGTGGGTGTGCCAGGTCCAATACCTCTACCAATAACCTCGCCTCCATAGGTAGGGAGCATTGCTCTCTTGAATGTTGTGCAGATTTGTCTGATCTGTTTGTTTTCGTACTCACTTCTTGCTTGCATCTTGAATCGCAAACTGAATCCTCTCATTGTACTAGACTGATACATCATCTCGGTGTTTGGATTCAAGATAGTTCCACTGACACCACCTATAGCATCATTCAACTCAATGTTTTGTCCTAAACCTTCATTGATGGCTTTAACTGCCATGTTATAACCAGCACCTTTTAGAGCACTAGTGAGTGTGTCTGCTGCTCTACCATAACTTCCGTTGTCAATAACACCACTAGAACCAATCGTCCTTAAGACTTCTACTGCAGCGTTGCTGAATGATTTGCCTGTCCAGTCTGCAGCATACTGTCCACCCAGATCTTCTGGCATGTACATGATAATATTTTTATAGTAATCACCGTTCGCTGGTTTCATATTTACAGGGTCTATGCTCTGTGAATATGCGGTATATTTTACACCTAGATTACTATTCGCTGTCGTTCCTTGAGTTCCTCTATTCCCTCCGCTTGGTTTAAATGGAGGTAAGTAGTCATAGAATCTGAAAGATACGTAGTCACTGTCTGATGTGATACCCAGTTCTGCAGGATACTTTAGTGCCATAGCATCGCCAACAACTGCCGCGGCTTGAGGGCGGATAACATTTGTACCTATAGATCCGAAGGGGTTATCAGTGTCTGGTATAATTGTTACAGGTGCTTGAGTAATTAGTGGATGGTTTGTACTAGCACCAGTTCGGAATGCATCAGTTGCATTTCCGTTGTCTACAATTGGTGCCTGATTTGTGTCGGGTGACACGATTAGACCTTGCTGACTTGCTTTTGTATTAAGGAAGTTAAGATCATCTTGGTCAGTTACTTCTACCCAAGATTTATTTCCTACGTCATCTTCATATTCCCTATAGTATTTTGGTGGAGAATTAACTCCACCATTAGCATTAAGGTCTTGTACTACACCGTACTTTGTAAACACAGCTTCTCCACCAACAGATGCTAAACCATCGCTGGGAGTTTGAATGTTGCCTAATGTTTGTACGTTTGCTGGCATTACGTTACCATTTCCTTGTCTGATTGTTTACCATAACCTTTAATGATACGTGTTGCTTTGATACGATCATTGTATTTTGTTTCAGTCTCTTTCCATACAAGTTCTCTATCGTATGGTAGTTTGCCTGTACCTCTAGTCATGATAAAGTCTTCGACAGGTAAGAAGATAGAAGTCTCCCACTCATCTATGGCAAGATCTAGGAACTTACTTTCGCAGTGATTATAAAGATATTTATGCACCAATGTGCGAGGGATGTCAATCAATCCTTTCTCTAGTCTTTGTATGATCTTGACTCGTCTCTTTGGTTTGATGTAGTGTAGGTTTGCTCCGTAGAATCCTTCACCATCTTGTTTGATAACATACACTAGCGGAAACCTGTCGTAGTAAGGCAACCACTTTGACATTGCTTTGTACTCAAAGAAGTATAGGTGACCCTCTCTTACTTTCATGCGAAGTAAGTTCTCATCCTGCACCTGGTCACGCGCATCTCTTTTCTCTTGACGGATTAGTTTTTCTGGTGTCTCTACGAAGGTTGATGCTAGTTGTTTTACTTTACCCTTGTACCACGAGAGAGACTTCTTCTCTCCACCTGTAGCATCACTAACCTTCTCGAAGATAGTGGTATAGTTATTGGTTCCGAATCCTTTAGTGCTTCTTCTTGCCATTGTTCTTTATCCCTAGGTGATCTTCGGTGAGGATGATAAATTTCATCTGCCTGTCCTCACAGAAGTCCTCCGCCGCTTCCCATTTGGCGCGATTCTTAAGGTAAGTTAGAACTTCTTTCTTCCAAGCAGCTGTCTTTCGTTTTGGTTTCTCATTCGGTTTTTGTGTCTGTTTCTTTGGTTTCACTTCGACAAGGTACTTCGCTACCACGCCAGCTTTTGATCTGACTTTGATGTAGAAGTCGGGATAGTATCTGTGGACTCTCCCATCAGTAGGACATCTGTAAGGAATGATTACTTCCTCACTACCCCACTCAATGATGCTTCCATTATGATCACAGAAGTCCATGAACTTACGCTCCCACAAACTGCGATAAATAATATTAGTGGGATTGCCCTTGTACTTCCGTGGGTAGGCTGGTTTATATTTTCCAGAGTAAGGCATAATGTTTCCGCACACCTTCCGTATCTATTTAGATGACTAGATCTATCAGTTCATTTATTAATACTATTGCTGCCAATGGCGGCATGTCAATGTCAAATAATTACGACGTTGAGTTTGATTTTTCTGGGATCAACACCTTGGATGTGGGAGAGGGTGAATCAGGTAAGACTACGGTGTTGCAAACATTATCGGAGTTGATTGAACCTTACAGTCCAGAGACCAGCACGTTTAAGTTACTCTGTGACGAGGCACAATTGCCTAACGTTCAGACTGCTACTGGACAAATGCAGGGTAGATACTTGGGTGAGAACCAGGTGTCATATCCTTACGCAAAGTTTTATACTGACCTATCGCTTGGGTGGATGTGTGATGCCAACATGACACCACTCAAGTTTCTCACCGCATGGCATACATTTATCTTTGGTTATGCTGGTGGTGTTAACCCTGCATTTGACAAGATTGTTAACGCGGGAAAGAATGTGCCTCTGGCGAAACTGAAGACCGAGCAACCATTGCCTCTTAACAGAGCGATTAGACTTAATTATCCAAAAACTTACCTAGCAAATTGTAGGATCACCAAGACAGAGAAGAGTTCCTTCGCACCCAATGGTCGCGGTAGTATGATGTACATCCTAGAGGACATCTATCCATACTCTATCGATGCGGTGCCCATGTCCTATGGCACATCCCAGGTCACCAAGGTCACCGCTAACTTCTACTACAGCAAGCACACTGTAGTATATAACGACGTGCGAAAGATGAACTGAAATTGGGATTCCGTTTACCTGAATTCCGAAAAATTTTTCCCGCCAAAAATTGACTCAAAAAGTCGCGCTAAATAAATACACGATTTGAATTAATCTTCATGGCATTACCCAAGATTGGAGTCCCTACTTACGAACTGAAGTTACCTTCGACTGGGAAGACTATTAAATACAGACCATTCCTAGTCAAAGAAGAGAAGGTTCTCCTGCTAGCGTTTGAGTCTGGAGTAGAGAAAGAAGTTGTTACTGCGGTAAAATCTATTCTAAAGAGTTGTATTCTCTCTAGACTTAAAGTAGATGACCTACCGTCATTTGATCTGGAGTATCTATTCCTCAAGATCAGGGGTGCTGCTGTGGGTGAAGACATTGAACTTACTGTCACCTGTACAGATGACAACGAAACTACTACAACTGCGAACATCAATATCGATGACGTGATTGTAGATAAACCAGAGGGTCATACCAATAAGATCATGCTGGACGAAGAGTCTGGTATTGTGATGAGGTATCCTAGTATGGATAGATTTATTGAGTCGCAGTTCTTGGATAAGAATGTGACTACTGATGAGGTATTCACATTCATCGCTGATCACATTGATCAGATCTTCCAAGGTGAGGATGTGTATGACTCTTCTACTACAAGTAAGAAAGAGTTCCGTGAGTTTGTGGAGAGTCTGACAACTAAACAGTTTGAGGCAATCCAAAAGTTCTATGAGACTATGCCACGCTTGACTCATACATTTACTGTGATCAATCCTAACACTGGTAACGAGTGTTCTTACACCATTGAGGGACTGCAATCTTTTTTCGCATAGCGGTCTTCCAAAATAGTTTGGAGGGCTATTACAAGACTAACTTTGCTATGATGCAGTACCATAAATATAGCTTGACAGAGATAGAAAACATGATGCCTTGGGAGCGTGAAGTATACACCTCCCTCTTGATTCAACACATTCAAGAAGAGAAGAAGAAACAAGAGGCAGCGAGGACATCAATGTGAACGAGGAAACTGACAATCAAATAGATCCGTCAGTCATTGATGACATGCCTGATAGTGTCAAGAGATCCTTGGCAGAGTTCATCAATAAGAAGGGTGGAAACATCCCCGTCCCCGAGAAGAAGGGTAGCACTGGTGTAACTAACACCAGAATTCTTCGCGTTCTTACTGGGTCCTTGCAGAAAGTACAAGGACAACTTACTACAATCGACAACAGATTAGCGCAGCAGAATGCGCTGATCCAATCCAATCTCAAACTGACTGGTGGACTGTTGAATGCTATTGAAGCACAAGACAGTCTACTTGCCTCAAAGATTGATGCATTGACTGATGCTTACGAGGCACAGAATGAACTCCTAGCAAAGCAGGCAGACCTCGCTGAAGATAGAAGACAAGAGGCAGCATTAGAGAGACAGATTGATAATAATTTTGTCGAACTTCCACAGTCTACTGGAGGGAGTAGAGTAGTTAGTCCTGCACTAAAGGCAATACGAAGGACATTACAAAGACTTTCGAGAGTAATCTCTGGTGTTGTTGCACCTAAACTAGGTCTTGGTGCTAAAGGTCTTGCTAGATTTGGAAAGAAAGCAGTAATTAATGCTCTTGGTAAGAAACTTTATAAACAGATAGCAGGATTTGCTATCAAGAGTGGTGCAGTTGGTTTTGGTAGATCTATAGGTACTAAACTTGGAACCAAGTATGGTGGTAGACTTACTGGTGCTGTGTTCAGAGCAACCAGAGGAGTGTTGCCTTTATTTGTTAAAGGTGTTGGTCTGATTGACCAGATTGGAACCAAGAGAGCAGCGTCGTGGTTTGTTAAGGGCACACAAACTTTAACTGCTGCTCAACTTGCTAAAAAAGCACTTGCCCCTTCATATATTAAGAAGGCTGCGGGAAAGAGAGCAACATCTACTGTCACCAAGGAGCAAACTAAAAGGGCAATCGCCAAAGGTGCGACATATAGTAGTCGTAATCGTGTCGGTAAGGTGATGGGTAAGGGTGCTGCTAGTTTGGCATCAGAATCTATTGCTAGAATGACAGGAAAAGCTTTACCAAAGGTTGGTAGGAAAGCGGTTAGAGCAGTTGGTGGGCAAGCGAGCGCCAATCTTATGAACAAAGCTGTCATCGAAGGTGGTGGCAATGTTCTTCAGCGTGCTTTGATGAGTAAACCTGTTCGTAATGCATTGTCAAAGAAACTTGGTCAAGAAGCAGCAGAAAAATTGACTACTAAAATGGCAAGTAAATTGGTGCCAGGTGTTGGTACTATCTACGGTGCTGTTGAGGGTCTTGCTCGTGGTTTGATGGGTGACTGGAAAGGTATGTTCTTATCATTTGGTGGCGCAATACCTGCTGCTGGTGTTGGTTTTGCTATGCTTGATTTGTTCAGGGAGATTGACATCCCAGCATACGAGAGGCACATTGAACCGAACTTCCCCATGCCTAGTGATGAAAACTTCACTGCATTCTTCATGGATGCTCTAGGTATTGGACCTGATCAGTATGAAACTGGTGGTGCTACAAAACCTGGCACTGCAATCTTGCATGGAACAGAACTAATTACACATAAGAATGCTGACCCAGCAACAGCACTCTACTCTCCTATTATCTCTGGCATTTTAGGATCTACAACAGCATACATGCGCCAGGCAGGACCATCTGCATCTTACATCGCACCACTATACAATAGAGAAGCGGGTAAACTATCCAGACAGTTTGGCATCACTCATGTCAATGCTGTCAGTGGTGCTGGTGGATCTTTTGTTGGTATGGGATCGCGCATGGATCAGTATGAGAAGAAAGCAGAGGCGGAGAAACCATATTATGGTCCTGCTGGTGGTCCCGAGGGAGAGGATGGAGAACCACAGGCAAACAAGGAAGGTATGCTGGGTATGATTGCTAGGTTCTTTGGGTTTCCTATGAGGTCAGGTGAGGATGTAAACTCTGACTTCACCAACCTAGGAGCTATGGATTCTAGAGATGGTCTTTCGGATGGAGATCCTACTGGTGGTAGCAAGACTGCTGGTGACTTGGGAACGCATCTAAAAGGATTGAGGAATACTTTGCCTGTTACTGGACAGATTCATAGGCATCCAGATCATCCACCTTGGTCGCAGAATAGTGGACATCGTGCCATGTCCATGCACTATAGTGGCAGAGCACTAGACATTGGCGGTTACTCTCCTTCTACTCCACAGAATGGTGACTACCCAGGTGCATCGGGTGCTGATGAGCAGGCACCTGTCATTCGTGAGATTATTAAGTGGAACAAGTCAAAGGGTGTGTCTCCAGTGGAACTAGTGCATGGATCACCTGCTTACAGAGGCACTGGATCTTATCGTGAGTATCCAGACTCACACCATCATCATGTTCACATTGCATACAAGAATGGTGGTCTAACGTATGATAAACCACACGTTGCACTGATGGGTGAGGAAGGTGAAGAGATTGTCATTCCACATGCACAATCTACAGGTGTAGCGAGAGATCACTTGCTTGCTGTTGCTGATGCACAGACCCAGAAAGAAGTTGTCTCTGCATATGCAAAGTTTACTCCTGATATTCTCATGTATGATGAGGAGGAAGAGCAGCAACAAACTACATTTATTATTAACATGACTCAACCAGTGGTGAATGCTGGTGGTGGTGAGGAGTCAATGCAAAGCATTGCTACTGGTGGTAGGATGCATGGCGCATCTAGATCCTTGATTTTGCAATCGTTGTACTAAATATCAAGGGGGATCGTAACTAATGGCAGCATTTACCGAAGCGTATCAGAGTACAGATGGTGGAAAGAATCACATTGGTGATGCCATCAGTATGGTCATGGCTGCCAGAAGAATGGCGGAACGCGAGCGTGAAAATGCAGAAGAATTAGCAGAAAGAAATCAAACATCTTTAGAAGAAGCAGGTATTGAAAAGGGACACTTCTTTAAGGCAGCATTGTTTCATACCTTCGGTGGTGACTGGGTTGAGGACAAGAAAGAAGCGTTCAAAAATTTAAAAGATAGAACTAAACTACTAAAGAATCCAAGGAAAAACTTTTTTACTTTTCTAGATTTTAAGGGGAAGAAGAGGAGTAGCACACAGAGATTCCGTGATGCTCTGGGTCTCAATGACATCATGATTGATGATCCAGCACTCCGTCCTCGTTCAGCATATCCTAGGCAGCAACCCAGTTCTACAGAGAAGGTAGCGCAAGCAGCATCTGGTTCAAAGCAGAGAATATCTAGAGAAGATATCTTGTCTGCTGTGTCAGACATTGCCAAGTCTCTACAAAAGACTGCTAGTTCTATCAACAGACAAGCGCAAGAAAATACTGCACTTGCTACCAGTATTTCTGGAATGAGAACCGATGTTGTCTCCCAGATTAGTGAGAGAACAGATAGCATTGAGGGTAAACTTGATAAGTTAATTGCTGCTGTCAATCAGCAGACTGCAACACTTAAATCTAGTGAGGAGAAGCAGAAGAACATCAGACAAGAAGCACGTCTAGAGAAACAGGTTGATACTGACTTCAATGAGATAGCTGACGATACTTCTACTGTTAAAGATGAAAGTCAGACGATAGGTGCTACAGATCAGCAGAACATAGAGTTCCAGATGCAGCAGATGTATAACATGCAGCAGGATAACAATCCACAGCTGGAGCAAGGTGGTATAGTATCTGGTCCTGATAGTGGATATGAAGTCACACTACATGGTGATGAGATGGTTGTGCCTCTTGATAATAATTACACTCAAGGAGAACCGAGTGCTGTTGATGGTGTAACTAGACCCACACCACAGTATGAAATGGGGTCGCTGAAACAACCAGACATAACTCCACCGAAGTATGAACGTGGAAATATGGGTATTACGCCACTCAAAATTCCTAAATACTCGGACAAACCCAGGACAGCTGGGTTACAATCGAGTCCTGAAATGAATAAAGCATTGGTTACGGCAATGTCATTGCCTATGATGGTGAGTGGTGGTCATGTTCTGTCTGCTACACAACAGTATCAACAAGAGATTGGTGGCAGAGACCCTAGATTGCAGGCAGCAATCACAGCACAAGCAAGACCTGTAGCAGATATCTATGGGTTGCCTGCTACACTGGCATCAGCACCACCTTCTGCACCACCCCCTATTCCTGCGGAGAAGACAGGAAGCAGTCTGTTGAAAGATCTGCAGAATGTTATCAACCAAGGTAGAAGAGCTCCACAGGATACTGGTGGCGGCGGCGCTGCTCCCATCGCATCACCAGTAGGTGATGGAGTAGAGGGTGACTATAATGAGCAAGGTAGTGCTGACTTCGCACAGTTCCTTGGTGCTAAAGAGTCTGGCAACAGTTACACTAAACTGGTTGGTGGTAGAGAAGACACCAGCATCATGGAGAAGACAGTCAACCAACTAAACAATGAGTTTGGTGGACAGTTTGCTATGGGCAGGTATCAGATTCAAATGAGAACTGCTAGAGAAGTTTTGAGAAATAATGGACAGGATCCTGATTCGTTTGTCTTCAATAAAGAGGGGCAGGATCAAATCTATCACATGTTATTGGTGCGTCGTGGACTGAACGAATACTTGGCTGGTGAGATTAGTGATGAAAAGTTTGCGCGTAATCTTTCCATGGAGTGGGCAGCACTGCCTGCTGACGCTGGTGGTCGCAGTTACTATGCTGGAGTTGGAAATAATAAGGCACACCTATCTTGGGATGATACACTGAAGCATGTTAGGGCTATGAAAGCCAAGGTGCAGCAGAATGATCCAGCAACGATCACTGAAACTGGTGCAGCGAACCTTGCCGAGTTCATTAGCAAGTCTAAATCAGGTGACCGCAGTACATTTAGTATTGATGAACTGGGTCTTACCTATCAGAGAGGTAGAAGATTCTTCGGTCTTGGACCACCTATCGATAGACTGATTGATCAGGAGACTAACACCACCATCTTCACTGGTACACCTACTGTTGTGCAGAATGAGATCCAGAGAAGATTAAAGAAGAAGAAACTGCTTCCTGCTAATGGTCCCCAGGCAATCAATCCTCCTGCCTCACAACCAGTAGAGACTATGACTGCTATGAAACCTGATAAACCTATTAGAAACTCACAGGGTCAGATCATCGCTCTAAATACTCCAGCGGGGCAAGAGCAGTCGCGTGAAACATCCGCGCCTCCTACTACACAGAACACTGCTATCTCACCTGGTAGATCATCTGGTCTAGAGGCATACTATAATCCTAATCCTGTTGCATAATGTCCGAGTTATCATACGCTGCTGACTTACAACTAGAAGAATGTATTATTACTTCAGTTGATGGTGACAAGCAAAACATTACCGATCTAGTCGTCAGGTTTGATTACTTCGAGAACATTAGTCTCCCAACATTCGAGGCAAACTTGGAGTTGGTTGACACTGGTGCCAACTTGATTTCATCTCTACCTATTCAGGGGTATGAGGATATCAAGATTACTATGGTACAAATTGGTGACGATGATGGTAAACTGAAGCAGGTATATAACTTCAAGGTCTTTAGAATCCACAGTAGATTCTCTGGTGATAGATTCCAGAAGTATTCTCTTGGGTTGATCTCTGCAGAAGCATTGCTAAATGAATCCAAGAGAGTTGGTACTATACTTACTGGAAAGGGAGATGGTATCGTCAGAAAATTATTGACAGAAGAACTTGGTGTTGCTGGTGACAGGATTAAAACAGATCCTGCAATGTTTAAGGTTAGATTCTTTCCTGGTAAGAAGACTCCTTTCTCTATCATCGAGTCGATGAGGATGAAGACTGTTGCTGAAGACAGTAAGGTAAACAACTCAAGCAACAGTGTCACGGGTGAGTTTGCAAAGTCAACTGGTAGTGCAGGATATTATTTCTATCAGAACGTAGACGGATACTACTTTAATTCTATTGATAGATTGAATTCTATCGATAAGAATCCTCCAGTAGAAATATTCACGCAAGAGACTGATGCTGTCGCTGGTGCGTCAAAGCAGCAAAAGATTTTAAGCATTGACTTCCAGCAAGAGATTGACATCCTTACCAAGTTGAGGATGGGTACGTTCTCTAATGTCATCTGTTTCTACAACTACAGCACAGGTGCATACGAGGAGTACAACTATAAACTACAGGATTCTTTCGATGACATGGAGCATCTTGGATCACAGTCAGGTCTTGCTAAAGGACAAGCAGATCTAGCGGCTACTCCAAGTAGAATCATGTCTGTGTTGATTGACCATGAGACCTGGTTTGATGGTGTCGAGGTAGCATCACCAGAGAAACCAGACGGTGGTAAACAAAACACTGCCGAGTTTCCTGACTGGCAGAAGAATTATGTTGCACAGAGCATCGCTAGACTTGAGTCGCAGAACAATCAGCAGGTATTGATCACAGTTCCTATCAGACTTGACTTGAGAGTTGGTTCTACTGTTGAGATAAGAATACCTAACCAGATTCCAACACAAGATAGACAACCAGACCTATATGATCCAGAGCACAGTGGTGTTTACTTGGTTGCTAAACTTAATCACGCATGTGAAACAAAAGCAAGAAGAGCAAACACATACTTGACTCTAGTTAGAGACTCCTACGGTAGACCTAACGAAGAGTCGAATACCACAACTAAATAAAAATAAACCTTATTGGTATGGATCCAGTATTATCGTCATTATTACAGACAAACTCAATAGGTTCTGATGGTTTCAACTGGTGGATTGGACAGGTTGAGACGGGGAGAGAGAGTGACCCCAAGAAGTCTGGTAGATATCGTGTGCGTATCGTTGGTGTACACCTAAAGGAGGGACAGCAGACACCAACAGAGCAACTGCCTTGGGCAAACGTAGTCATGCCTGTGACTACACCATTCAGTGATGGTAAGTCAAGTGCTACTGCAGAACTTCGTGCAGGCAACTGGGTCATTGGTTTCTTCCTTGATAATGACAAGCAGAAGCCTGTCATCATGGGATCTATTGGTCACACTAAATCATCTACTGTTGTTGTCAATCAGGACAGTCAAGGTGGTGGCGATGGTCCCCGAGGACTGGAGAGGCAACGTGCTGCTGATGTTATCCCACAGATAGATAGGTCTCAAGATAGCACCAACGGAACCGACCCCGAGACTGGTGCTAACATAGATGGTGGTGAACCAGCTGCTGCTCGTTCTAACGAGGAGAAGGGTGCTCCTGCTATCATTGCTGCTCTACGTGCAAAGCATAGCGAGACTAATCCTATTGGATCGCAGAACTGTGTTACTATTGCTAACCCGAAGTGTGGTACGGAGAGCAACTTCGGTAAGCAGATGCAGAACATCATTGGTGAGATGCTCGCTGCTAATCAACAGTCTGGTGGTCAGTTAGGTAACTTCTATGTCAGTAAGGTTAATGGTTTCTTGTATGACAAGGTAGCGATTGCTAGACATCATATCGGTAGAGTCACTAGACTTGTCCGTAGCTTGTTAGGTCGCACCCAGTCTGAAATCATTAGGAATCTACGTCAGGGTATTCAAGATCTAATCAACGGTCTGTTAGGTATTGAAGTATTCAAACAACAGAAAGAGAAAGTACCCAAAGATGTAGAGCAGGACCACAAATCTGTTGGTAAGAAAGGTCGTTTGCTTGATGGAATTCAGAAGGTACTAGAGCAGATCCTAAAGGCACTCGGTTGTTCCATCGAGAATATCACCGATAGAATTGCAGCGTTCCTGACGAACTTGCTGTTCAATTTTATCATGGATGTCTTCTCTCCAGCAGCATGTGCAGTCATTAACTTGGTAGAAGGTATCATCAATAAGATCCTAGAACTTATTGAAGGTTTGATAAGTAGTATACTTGGACCTTTACAGAGTATATTATCAATCATAGCATCACCGTTAAACATGATTGGTGGTGCCATCTCAAAGGTCATGTCATTCCTAGGCATCTCTTGTAGTGGTCCTGATAGTAACTGTCCAAAGGAAACTGTTAAGTGTACTGATTGCTCCAAGGATGAAGACGATGATGACTGGTTGGACAAAATGCTCGATGATATCGAAGCGGGTGATACTGGTGAGAGATTCTACTGTGAAGAGAGTCAAGACTACCTAGATCCTAAAGGAACTAGAGTTATTTTTGTTGGTGGTGTCCCAGCAGAACCAATCCCAGAACCACCTGGTCCACCAAAACCACCTGGTCCTGGTAGACCCGACACACCAGAGTTTGATCGTCCTGTGATTCCTGATGACGATCCTGATGACGATCCTGATGATGATATCTTCCCAGATGATGATGACATCCCAGATGATATCTTTGGTGGTCCTGATGATGACGATGATGACGATGACATCTCACTGCCTGTCACCTTTGATGGCAGCAAGGTTTACTCTGTCATTGGTGATCCGACCATCGTTGCTGGTGGTGACACCGTAACGTTCACGGTCAACACTTCTAACGTAGCACATGGTGCTGTCTTGACTTATGAGTTGACTGGTGATATAGTAGAAGAGTACATAGATGATGCTAATCCATCTCTCACAGGAACTGTTACGGTATCTGAATATGAAACTTTAACAGAAGAATTCCTTGACGAGGAAGGAGATCTACAAACAATCTCTATCCCACGTTGTAGAGGCACGATTACTCTTACTATGCAAGAAGAGATTGAGTTGGGTCGGATTCAAACATTCAGACTCACTCTGTTTGATCCAGGAAACACCGAACTTGCTGACGCAAATTTTGATACAGGTTCCTTTGCTGACACAGATATTGCAGCAGACTATGAGGAATCTCTGTTCCCTGATTCGCCACTTGATCCTGAATTAGGAGTTGAATCTAGCATCTCTGTTACCACTGACAAACCTGCTTACATAGAGGGTGAAGACATCATCTTCTCTATCACAAGTGTGAATGTCGATGACAACACAGAGTTTGATTGGGTTATTCTAGGTGATGTTGACGCTAATGATTTTGTTGGTGGTACAATCACTGGTAAATTCAAGATCAAGGATAACCAAGCAAGAGTTATTGTTGGTATCTTGGAAGATGAAAGAATAGAACCTGCAGAGAACTTGACGTTCCGAATTATGGGAACATCTGCATCAGCTTCTGCAACCATCTTTGCTAGTGGTGGGTTTGAGGATCTAGATGGTGATGGCGTCAACGACGATGACGAGAAGGATACTGTACCTGAATACGTTCCTAACAAACCAACGGCGGGTGATCCTATCACTGGTTCCGATGGATCTATTGTTAGCATCCCTATCAATGATACTGGTGAGTCATACTCCGAAGCACCTCAAGTTATCATCTCTGGAGAAGGGTATGGTGCTACTGCTATCGCTCTTCTTGACACCAACGGATTTGTGTCGGAGATCAGAGTTACTAGAGGTGGACTAGGATACAAACGTAACCTAGCAAAAGATAATGATGTACAATGCATCATCGATTCCTTTACTCTTATCTCTCCTGGTATCAGATATACGTCTGCTCCCGAAGTATACATAAATGGAGATCCAAATTTGGCAACTGCTATCATTGATGAAAGAGGATATGTTACGAGTGTCCAGATCAAGGACAGAACAAAGACATACAATGATAAGAAACCAGTCGTTAAACTGATTGGTGGTGGAGGATCTGGTGCTATTGTTCTACCAAACATGATCTGTCTCTCCTCCGAGGATCTCAACAGCAGAGGACTCGTTAAGATTGGAACTGGTCGTTATATTGATTGCCCATAATGTCTGATACTAAACCAAACGTCGATAAATCACACCAGGGTTCTACTTCAGGGCAACCTGCAGCAGAACCAGCTGGTGGTAGAAAAGCAAGCGTATCTGATGATGCATTTTGTAATGGCAAACCAACAGTACACTGGGTGTCTGATGGTTGGACCTGCATGAGTTGGAGGGGTGACGACGGACAACCAGGCGGTTACACGGTCACCAATGGTCAAAGTGCCATGTTCTTTGATGAGAACGGCAACATGACGTTCTCTACTGGTGTGCCAGGACAAGCAGGTTGTGGTGGCAAACTAATTCTGAATACAGGTGATCAAATCCAGAAAGCATCTGGAACTATTGCTATTCAAGCAACGGGTCCAAAGGATTCAGAGAGAGTTGGGTCTACTAGAACAGGAACTGGAAGCGCAACTAAAGAGGACCCTGCCTATTCTGTCATGGCAGAGGGAGGTGTTGCTATTGAAGCATCGGGAGATGATTGTGGCATCAAGGGAGACAACGTACTTATCCATGCTATCAAGACTCTAACACTCAAAGCAGGAGAAGTTGTTAACATTGAGGTTGGTGATGGTAGCGGCAAGTTTAATGTATTTGCAGGCGACATCACATTTGACGCAGAATTTTTAAATGAGAACATTGATGGTCGTAAGATCACCAAAGGAACTGGTGAGGTTGTAGTTGACCAGCAGATTAAACCTGGTGCTACTCATGTTATTAACACCTCTGGTGATGTTACACATAAGATCCAGGGAAGTTATGAGGTTGATGTTCAGGGTGGACGCCTTAATTTGAGGTCTTTGAAGAACGTCAACATTCAGTCAACTACTGGTGGTCTGGGCATCAAAGTTTTGCAGAAGTCAGTTGAAAAAATCTATGGTCCAAAGGAAGAGAAAATCTTTGGTCTCAAAGCAATTACTGACAAGAAACCACCTACACAGACCTATTCCTTGACTCTAGGTGTCAATAAGATGGGATTCCTCATGAAGTCTGGTGCTGCGTTTGCTATCACTGCTATGAAAGGTAACAGTGTTGTTACTAACAAGGTAGGCACCCTTGACATCATGAACCCAGCTGGTACACTAACCATCAAAGGTCTGTCGATCTTCCTCAACTGAAATTCGACTTTCGGTTACCAGAATTCCGAAAAAAATTCGCCACCAATTTTTTGTCCAAAAGGTCGAGTTGACAAAACGGCGACATTGCCCTATAATCGTTGTATGAATTCGCTTTATCATGCACTACAAACCATATTCACCAGAGTGGCATAGATATAGGTATTTGAAAGAAGCAATCGACAAGTACCTTGACGATTATGTCGATAACGACATTATCATGGATGACATTCTAAATATTGTGTGTGACCGTCAAGAAGCGGCACATGCAGAGTATCACAAACTCGAAGATTTAGAGCTAAAACTGCGCGAGTGATTTATGCTGTCAACTCAATATAGACTCCGACTGGAGTTTATCTGCAAGAAGATTGCAAATAAGGAAGAGGTAAAACTCGAAGATATGATTTGGGCAGAGAAACTCGCCAAGAGACATACTACTGCCCGAGATTGGTTAAACAAGGCACGAAGACAAGCTGCTCAAGATATCCAAGAGGGTAGCATGGACGATTTTATGAACAAAATGGGTTTAGGCGATCCTGACCCAAATAACTACAAAACTGGATTTGACGGTGCAGATGACATCAACGAATGGTTCGGACGAGACAAACCAGACGACTGGCGTCAGCGTGACTAATATGAATATCGCCAAAAATCTCCTAGAGAAGGTTGGCGAGTTATTAGACGCTGAAGTAAAATATATCGTCTGTTGCGACAAAAAAATTCAACACAAAAAAATCGTCATCGAATATGACCACAGCAGTAATCTACAGTAACGGCAGTCAAGAGTGTGAGCGCATGGGCATGTTGCTCCAAGATTTGAAGAATATTGACGAATATCTCGAATATCGTCTAGATAAGCACTTTACCCAGAATGCATTTCAGCAAGAATTTGGCGAAGATGCTACTTTTCCACAAATTGCCATTGGCGACAAGCATATCGGTGGAATGAAGGAAGCACTTCGTTATATGAGTGACAAAGGGATGTTTCTGTGATATAATACAGAGGTCCCAAGGGGCAGTGGTGGAATCGGTAGACACACCAGACTTAAAATCTGTTGAACGTAAAGTTCGTGCGAGTTCAAGTCTCGCTTGCCCTATTCCGCTACTAAATAAAATGTAGTGGAAATGTTATGGAATACACACTAACCCAAGCATATTGTTTCTACATGGGAAACGTAGTGCGGATGTATTTCATTCAAGGTATACCATATACCTTTGACGAACTTCCGCTGATTGTCCAAGATCATCCAGCGATTCAAACAGAAGCGTTGGAAGGACGAGACTGGGATGATGAAGAACTCTATAAATGGTCTTCATATCTCATGGCGGAGGAATGTCATCCATGTATGTTTGAACTCACTGTTGACAATCCAGAGCTATTACCTAAAGATGATTGATAAATTTATAGAATGGTTTGAGGGAACGTGGGAGAACAAAGTTCAGGCATTTTCCAACCCCTCTAGGTTCGCTATGGTGCGCCTAACTCATCATAAAGTCCCTGGCACGGATTCTATGTTTTATGGTGAGCAGGCGTACAATTACAAACTACATGCGCCATATAGGCAGTTTATTGTAGAAGCCGTTGAAGACCCTAACGGGCAGATTAGAGTCCTTAATTATGACTTTGAGAAATGGCGTTATTTGGGTGCTTTAAATTTAGATCAAATCAAATACGACAAGGGGTTGACACACAAGGCAAAGTGTGATACAATTATGACTTACGACCCAGATAAAAACCAATTTCATGGTGCTATCGACGGTTGTGAGTGTCTGGTTCCCTACAAGGCAGATCAAATGACCTATGTCAGAAATGAGGCAACTCTTGGCGTAGACTTTTATAATGTGGTTGATCGTGGATTCCTTGTAGGAACTACAGAACAAGTCTGGGGCGGACGCTTTGGGGAGTTTGAATTTACCAAGATGCCACTTTAGCTCAGCTGGATAGAGCAACGGTTTTGTAAACCGTAGGTCGTCGGTTCAAGTCCGACATGTGGCTCTTTGGGGGAGTACAAAAGATCTGCGTATAGAAGCAGTGCCCCCTTTTCGTCGGTGTGGCGGAATCGGTAGACGCGCTAGGTTTAGGTTCTAGTGTCTTATGACGTGGAGGTTCAAGTCCTCTCACCGACATTCAGGATAACATGGATTTTACTTTAGAAACTTACATCAGAGACATCTCTATTTGTGATGAAATCATTGATTTCTTTCACAACTCTAGGTTTGCTAAAATACATCGTTGTCCTGGCATTACATATGGTGGTCCTGACGAAGGTAAGAAATCTACTGATCTTACCATGTTTAACTCGGAATGGGAAAACCTTCCTGTTATAGCAAATTATGTCGAACAGTTGAGAGACTGTACTGACGAGTATGTTCGCAAGTTTCCTTATTGTAACGAATACGGTCCTTGGGGATTAGTCGAGGGATTCAATATCCAGTGGTATAAACCAGGTGAAGGTTTTTACAACTGGCATACAGAACGTTGTAATGCAATTCATCCATATAATGATAGGCATCTAGTTTGGATGACTTATCTTAATCATGTGGAAGAAGGTGGTGGAACCGAGTTCTATCATCAGAAACACACAGTTCAGGCAAGAAAGGGTAAAACCTTGATCTGGCCAGGCGATTGGACCTATACTCATAGGGGAGAAGTTGCTCCAAATGAGCATAAGTACATCATTACAGGTTGGTTCAACTATCATGAACCACTTGTACCTGCGGGGAATTAGCTCAGCTGGTAGAGCGCCTGCTTTGCAAGCAGGATGTCAGGAGTTCGAGTCTCCTATTCTCCATAACGGACTGGAATACATCCGTGCTCACGTCTCCGAGAGAAAAAAGAATCGGAATCCAACCCGCGTGGGAGAGAGGTGGGAACCCTCTTGGTGCCTCCCCTGCTGACGAGCAGGGGATATTCCCTTTCCTCTATAGCTCAATTAGGCAGAGCGGTTGACTGTTAATCAATAGGTTCCTGGTTCGAGTCCAGGTGGAGGAGTTGGCGATACTGCCAAACCAGAACCCTTCCGTGTGCTGTAAAACCTCCCTACAAGGGGAGGTTTTATTGTATAAATAATCCAGAAGAAATTGTCCAGCAGGATTGGGTTAATTATGCCTCTTACAAGACTTGATAACCTTTACTCAAGTA